GAAGAGAGTCAGCCAGATAGCGGAGAGGAAGAATAATGATTGAACGCGGTAAATTTCGCTCACTGACGCTGATTAACTGGAACGGCTTTTTTGCCCGAACTTTTGACCTCGATGAGCTGGTTACGACGCTCTCCGGCGGTAACGGGGCGGGTAAATCCACCACAATGGCGGCGTTCGTTACGGCGCTGATCCCCGACCTGAGCGGGGTCTGCACGTTTTGAAAATGAAAAAGCCCTTTGGAGATTACCTGCACAATTTGAAAATGAATTTTCTCTTTGGAGTTCAAAATTTTCTCTACAGATTTCTCTATAGAAATATACCTGCACAATTCTGAAATGAAAAAGCCCTCCTTACCTGAAAAATTTACCAGATAAGAAAGGCTTAACCTATTGTGAATATTCTACAGAGTTTCTTAGTTCTTTGCGTCTAAGAAGGTAACTTCTGGTGAAGAGAAGATTGCCTCGATATCCTCATCAGTTCTTGCATAGATATAAGCTTCTGCATCACTACCAAATGTTACAGCAATTCTGTGATTGCTCTTTGACAGGTGGGTAACTAGAGCGTTACTTAGAGACATCTTTTCAACCGGAGGGTTACTTTGATGTATCTTACCTTTTCTTCGTCTGAAGAGGGTAACTGCATTATCCGTGAACACTGCTACACCTGCAAAGTATTCTGGTTCACAGTAGTTCTTCCAACCTGAGAGTAACTTGTGGTACATCTCTCCTTCATAGACATATAGATAAACATCTACACTCTTCATAACCTGATTGATGATAACTGTGACGGCTTGAGAGTCTAGTCCACCGATACCTGCACCAATCATAGGTAACCCAACTTTCTTCAACTGATTGACTTCACAGTATCTGTTAAGTTGTTTCAAAGATGACTCTAAAGCACTGTATCGGGCATCTTTACCAGTCTTAAGCTGAGTGTAAAGGTTAGCTATACGGCCTTGTTCTAAACGTGCTACAGAGAAATTACCCAGTAAATTTTCACAGGGTTTGTGACCTATACCACCTGCATAGAGGTAAACTTCTGTATCGGTCTCATATGCTTTTGGGTAAAGTTTAGAAATCTTGTCAGCGATACCTGCACCCATTAAATTCATACAGTTGCAACCGTGACCAATAATATCAAACTTACCTTTATCAAATGCTGAGAAGATATCCCCATTGATGATTTTTACAATACCCATTTAGCATCTCTCCCAAGATTCTTTATCTTCTGAAGGTTTTACACGTTGTCCTTCGTGGTCTACCCAGATACATCCACAACCTTCACAGATTACTGGCATTGCATAGCCAGCTTTAAAGTCATCTTCAGTGATAAGACCTTTTAAGTCACCTGTATCACGTCCGAACATTTCGATAGAACAGTCTTTGCAGAAGTCAGCCATGAATAATTGCCTCTTGAATGATGATACCTTTACCACAACGACTTTTAAAGTTTTCCAATGGTTCAGAGATGAAGCCACGTAAGCAGTCAGTGAATACTAAGTTCTTCCTGTAAGCTATCACATCATTTGCTGTAAATGGGATGACCTCATTTCGTCCAATGAACACTGCTGACCTGATAAGTTTTCGTGTCTTTTTATCTCTGGCTAGTATTACTTTCATAGTTTACCTTCTCGGTTAGCTCATATAAATCAACATGCTCAATACTATCAATGTTGATATCAATCTTTTTGAAACGCTCCTTCACTTCGTTGTCAGTCATCCATATCAGACACCAATGATTATGGATGGATTCTTCAAGAAGTTCAACACAATCTTTGAAAGTTTTTGTATCACTTCTCGTTCCAACTACTGCGATTGTTCCATATAGCCACTTACCATTGCCATAAGACACTTGTGCTACGCCAACTTCTTTACCTTTCTCGTAGTAAACGGCTACAAAGTCTCTTCCATTAATCTGCATAGTTACTTCCTCGTTTTAAGAACTGCTAAGATTTCTTTAGAGTCTGGTAAGAACCATGTGTAGTGATTCTCTTTGATTTCTGGATGAGTGTCAACCTTTATTTTGCACTCTTTACCAACATGCTTAAGCTGTGCTGTGACACCTTGCATAAAGATATGGCACATCACATTATCCATAATGGTTGGTAAGAAATCAATTCGCATATAAGTTTCTTTTGGTCGTGGCAACAGTAAGTAACCTTCTACATAGAAAGTGTCTTGATTCTCTGTCATTGCTGCTTATTCCCTAATAAAATCATGTCAATAAGGTTGTTAGCTTTGATTGTGCACTGGTAAAAGCCGTCACGATAGAACTCAAGGGCTGCTGCTACATCACTGCCTGTGTTACCTTTGATGATATACCGTGATTCTTCTTGAGTGTACTTATCACTCTCACTTACTTGGGAGTTTTTGAATGTACTGCTCACTTTGTTCGTTGAACACCCTGACATAGTTATCAGTAACACAAACATTATAAAACTCTGGCTTAGTTTTTTCATATGTTAGTACCTCTTTTGTATGCTTATTCTTAGCAAGCACATCTTTCAAATCATTTTTGTAATTGGTGCTCAGTGTGACTAACCCTTCCTGATAAGCATCTTTAGCAACACTTATGAGCTTTTGATTGTTTAGCTCAGTTTCAGCAACTTGATAGTCTCTGTAAGAGTATCCTCCCCAGACACCTGCACCAACTAAGAAAACAATTATGAAAGTAGCTTGACAGAACTCTTTAAATGTCATTTAACAATCTCCTGAAATGAAAAAGGCTCCCGAAGGAGCCTGTATCTTAACCTTAACCGAGGACTTTAGCAAGGACATTTGCAGCCATCGAAGAAGCTTTTGCAGCAGCAGCTACCCCAGCTTTGACAGTGCTATCCTTGATAGCAGATACCGTTGCAGCATCAGTAAAGAGATAAGTAGTTGTTTTAGAACCACTTGTAAAGGAAAGCATAAGAGCAGTTTCCAGATTGAAAGAGCGATACGGAGCACCTTCTTTAACGATACCTTCAGCACCTAATTCTGAAGCCATCCCCATATCATAGATAGTCATCAGGTTTTCTTTGTGTGCTGTGGTTGAGCCAGAACCCTTTACGTGTTTCTTAACATTCAAAAGAGCACGATACTCTCGGATGTTACCGTCTGCTTTTACGTTGACAGCACGGAAGATTTTACCCTCAAAGTTGCTCTTGATAATGTTACGAACTACTTCAGATTTGTTTGCCGTAACGTCAAGTGCTACCGTAATGATATTGTTCATAAGTTTTCTCTCAATGTTTAACTAACATGGTTTTGATGTGTGGAAGGATTCTGTTCACCTTCTGCACATTCTTCTCTGTGTCTTCTATAAAACATACTATATTAAAGTAAGGCAGAATGCAAGACTGAATCATCCTCACTTTCAAACTTTCTGCACTTATAGAGTTAGTCCCAAAACCACGCATAAAAAGCATGTAGTCATGCTCTGTGTTATGCCTTAAAAACATCTCAGTAGGTATTCTCTGAGATTCACCTCTCGCTGTCAAGAGTCCAACAGCAGCATGATTAGCAATTGCATCAATGATATTGAAAACATACGTTGGTTTTGCTCTTACAGAGTCAAGAAGATTAGTGTACTGCGAGAATGAACCGTCAGTCAATTCCGTTGAACAATCTTCGTGATTAAAATTTGTAAGAACACCATCAATATCTGCTAAGATGAGATTCCCTTTTTCTACAAGGTCTTTATTGACTATGACTAAGCTATCACGACTTACACCTATAGTTTGTCCAGTCTCTTTATCTACAACATTCACAATTGGCTCTGATGTGTGAAACTCTTCTAGTGAACATACAACTTCTCTTGCAGTGTCTTCAAAATCCCTACACTGTTCTGGAGTCCATACACAGGAATCAAGACCTAACTCATAAGGATGTAAGTCATAAGCGTGACACAGTACTTCATCAGACTTTTTTAATTTTTTCATGGTTTACCTTAGAAATGTTTGTTGCAAATTCACATTGAGCAATAACTTTCATGTTGTTATAGACATCTTGAGAATATTTCTTAGCTTTAGGGATTCTGTACGAATACCCAGCATTATATGATGCTAAAACTTTTTGTAAAGTCTTCTTTGACTTTGGCTGACCATGCACCTTTGTCCAAAACTCAAGCTCTTTGTGAGTTTCCTTCGCAGCATAATCAAAGTCTCTTAAGAGTTTCTTTTTAGCCACATTAGGGCTAATTTTGTTACGCTTTACAACAGTCTTCAAGTGATTCTGGAAAATACCATAATCATGTGTCTTTTTATTCTCTACCTTCAGACCTAACTCTGACTCTTGTAAGGCTATAGCAGCTAGAGTGATACCCCAACCTTTACCCATGTTATTCTCACCATACTGGTAAGCTTTTAACATGTTTACTTTTTGGCTAATTGATAGCTCTGGGCAGTTAACTGCATAAGATAAGTGTGCTGTAAACATTAAGCACAAACCTAGAATCAATTTCTTCATTGGTTCTCCTGTTTAGTTTATCGTGACAACAATTATACAGTACTCTGCACAAAACACAAATAAAAAAGGCCGCCGAAGCAGCCTTTTAAGAAATTACTTATTAGATTTCACGTTTACGTTGGGAGATAAGTTCTCCAGCAGTACCAACGATGACATGTAAAGCTTCAGTCTTGCCATCCCATGCTTTCAGCACTTTACGTTGATTATCAACGATTGCTGCAACTTCATAACGAGACGAGCGCATCTTCATATCGTTGTAATCAGTTGGTACGGATACAACGTCTCGTGGATGGACACGAACCTTCAGAATTGTATCACCTGAGAAACAACGAACATAATCCCAAGCACCAACATGAAGACCTTGAGAGCAAGTCACGTTACGGTTATTATCAACCATCCAACGTGGCATTTCTACAATGTTACCCAAATCATTAGGTACTCTGTAGGTGTGGGAGTCAACCAGCTTGCCTTCACGAGTAGATACTTTCTTCCAACCAATGATGTAGCCTTCTTCATCAATTTCAACATCAAGGTGAGATACGAAGCCCCAAAGTTGTTCTACGGAATCTTTAGATGGGTTTTCCATCAGTTTTTCGAAGAACATCACAAGACGTTCGAAACCTTTATCTCCAGTCTTCATCATGTGAAGAATACGGTCAACCAGAGTAGAACGCATCTCAACAGCACCGTAGAATAACTTGTCACCTTTGATTGTGATAGCACCCTGAGTGAAGTTTTCGATAGACTTACGAATGTTCATCAGTTCAAAGGCTTTCTTGAACTCACCTTTCACAACATGAACTACAATCTCTTGATAGTTCGGATGAGTAGACTCAACAATTTCAGACTCTGAACCGTAAGTCATAATTACAGAGTCACCAGTAATCATGTACTCAATCTTGTCATCTTTCTGCATAGCTTCATGCAGTTTATTTACTGGAGCTTTCTGTACAGCATCTTTAACAACCTTTTCAACTGGTTTGCCAGCTTTCTTTTTAAAAGTCTTAGCAACTTGCTTCAAAGTCTTCGTAGCTGGTGTAGAAGTCGCCTTCTTCTTCCCTTTTAAGGTTGCTTCATGACGCTCTACAGCACGACCAACTGAACGGGTTGAAGTATTGAACTTCTGTGCAATAGCTGTTTTAGTCAGCTTACCTTCTTTAACCAGTTTGTAAATTTCTGCGTCAATCTGTGCTTTAGTTTTAGTAGTCATCTTATTACTCTCTCTTGTTAGTTAATAAATCATTTTGTAAGGCTATTCTAAGGGGCTTCAAAGCCCCTTGTCAAACACTTTAATCGTAAATTGTAGTCCCTTCTGGAACACACTTCACATCAAAGCCTAAGAACTTACTCACTTCGATGGGTGACACTTTATTCCAATCTAAATGAGAAAGCAAGAAGTTTTCTTGTTTTCTTTTTGAAAGGTAGTTTGTCACCTTAATGACCATGCGGTCACCAGCTTTCTTAATTTTCTTGTACAGCTTTGTATCATTGTCAAGGCAGTCTTTCAAAGTTTGCAACCTACTAATAGTGTAAGTATATGCAAACGGTGCAGCAACGTATTGGATTTTACCAAACATTGCCTCTACAGCATCTTCATTACCTTCTAAGAAGATAGTTTTGTTTGTATCCCGTGAATAACAATAGCCACGAGAAATCTTCCTGTTATTGAACGTAAAGTTTCTGGCAATAATCCAACTGCTTGTAAGGTCGAGGACACCATTCATATAGATACGTGTCATATACCTGTTATGATTAATCCAATGAACATCAGTTAAGCTGTCGTTCAAGAGTTTCTCATCTACTTCAATCCAGTCTTCTGGTATCTTTTTCCAATTTGCTTTTCGGAAAACATAGACTGTCTTACCTGTAACATTAGCAACTGACTTAGCTACATCTTCTGGAGATGAGCAAAAACATTCACCATCAACTGTGTCACCGACTGCCTTAATGTAAAGCTGAGGTTCTTCAATTGTGTCAAAGTCCTCTGAAACCTCTTTATAGGAAGCTACACCTTCTGCTGGAACAGCTTTCCAGAGTTTTACAACACCTCTTACAGCTTCTTTACGCTGATAGTGATGTTCCTTATCAGACATCTTCACAATCTTTAACAAGCTTTTATCAAGTTTGTGTAGATTGATTAGGTCGTCTAACTCTTTTTCAGTCGAGAATACAAACACAATACCATTATATCTGTGAAACAGACTTGACTCACTGGCGTAGTCTCGACATGCACCACGCAGAATCTGATTGCGGCCTACAGTCTTTTCAGTACCGTTTTTATTGCGACGGTCATTAATCACGAACAAAAACTGTTCAATTTGGCTTTTACGCATTGCACCAAAGATATTGAACATGCTCGCCTCTTGAGTGTAGGAAAGTGCTGTTGCACGAATCTTACTCTCTAAAGAGTTGAACTTAACATAAGCAACTGGATTGTATAGGTAGTCCACTTTAGGAATGTTGTTTCCTTTACTGTCAACCTTAATATTACCTTTGCCGTCACGTTCATAGATGACTGAGCCGTCCTCTGCGTAGATAATTCCACGACGAATGTTTAGTAATTCTTCTTCCAGAGAATCAAGCTTAACACCTCCCCACTCTAGCTTTGGACACACAACATTAAACATCTCTCGTGAGTTCAAGCGTAACTCAGCATAAGCCTGTGCAGCATCCATGAGTGTAGGTTGACTATTAACTTTCTTGATAACATCCTTTGTAATTGCTTCAGTTATCTTTTTAGTAGCCTCGATGATAACATTTTTTGTCGTGTCATTCATCTGCAATGCTTCACGAGAAGCTGCAATAGCAACTGAACCAATAGGCATGTAGATGTTTACAAGGTCTATGCTCCTGCGGAAAAATTCTGGTAATACTTTGAAGAAATCATCACCAAGTAATGCCTCCATATTAACTGGGTAGGCAATATTACCCATAACCACGTTAAACTCTGTTCTATTGCTGCTTGAACGCCAGCTATGCTTATGAGTCATGGCATCATAGACACCTTCTTCACGAGCAATCACATCCATATCCGCTAATATATCATTATACTCCACATTACTCTCTGGTTTTACAGCAAAGTATGAGTATACATTACCAGCCTCTTCAAAGAACTTTGAAATACGGTGGTCAGCAACTGCCACACGTACAGCTAAACCATTAGGTTCTTTTGTTGGGTTAGTGGTCAGTTTAGTTACTTGAGGGATACCATTCTCAAGATAAACAGAGTACTTATTAACAACACCGTCAACATAGCTAGACACTGTGAATGACTGAGCAATTGCAAATGGTGATTTTGAGCCGATACCCATTGCACCAATGTAGTCATTAGAGTCATTCTTCGTAGAAGCCCCATAGTTTAGGTACAAACTCATAACTTTATCATGAGTTAATCCAGTTCCAAAATCACGAACTTCAAAGTAAGGCTCAAAACGAGTAGGCAAATGCACATGGAACGGGATGTTCTCTTTTCCAGCCTCTTTCTGAGCATCTACTGCGTTACATGACAGTTCACGAATCACTGCCCTTTCTTTAAAGGTATATACACCAGAACTCAAAAGGCTGAACATTTCAGGTGTCATTGTAATCTGTGCTTGAGACGTCTCTAAAGAAGTTGAACTCTTAATCACTTCTGCGTGGTCGTTTACCATGCGCATAATACTTTCCTCTCAGTTTACTGTTAAATTACTTATTAAACATTTTACCAGAACCACCACACATAGGGCAACATCCTGCCCTTATGTACCCCTCTCCATTACAGTAGTCACATTTTTTGTGCTCTGCAAAGTACTTACAAAGGAGGTAAACAAATACTGCTACACTACCAAGTGACAGTAAAATTTCTATCCAATATGCTTGCATGACTCACCTCTCATATTCTTGTAAAGGATAAAGCTTCTGTCATGGACAATACTTGTAGACACTGCAAAGTTACTTTCAAGCATCTGTTTGTTTGGATTGTAGAAGCTTTCTTTAAACTCGTCAAGTGCAAATTGGTGGTTGTCTGGAAGACCTTTTACACAAACCTTTATTGTGATTGCTGCTGCAACCTTACCAGTCAGTTCTTCTTTAGCTGCTACTAAAATTTTGTTAAGAAACTTTTTACCATCTTCAGGTTTCTTAATGTTTTCCCAACGTTCTTCTAGGACAATGTTAATGTTCATCTCTTTGATTTTCATAGTCTTCTCCAGAAATTAAAAAAGGCTCCCGTAGGAGCCTCTTATCATATACTTTTAAAGCTGCTTGTCAATATTATTTCGAATATCACCAAGAGTTGTGTAGCCGAACTGCTCAGAGTCACTAAAGACTAGACGTAAAGCACAAGCTGGGTGTTCAAGTGCATCTGCAAAGCTCTGGAACCCATAGCCATCTACAGCTTTCAGCTTATCACCATCCCACATAGGCGCTACACCACCAAAGGCAGATTTCTTAACACCACTATCTGTTTTAGGGTCTTTTGCAAGCATAATCTCTTTACCACCAATGCTTGCAAGAGTTGCTTTGACAGCAAATGCAAAGGTGTCACGAGTCATGTACTGGTAAGTGTAAGAGCCTACACCAAACACTACGTTAGAGCTTGCAAAACCCATTTCATACAGACGCTTCAGGATTTCGTTTGCACGTTCCAGCGTGATAGAGTCGCCATAAATAAGTCCAATATGCTCATCCAGTACTTTAAAGCCTTTAGAGTTAATAGTTCCCCCAAAGATGTTGTACAGTGTCTTAATAGCTCCATCAATCTCAGCTACAGGACGTGTTACAACGTTTGCAGAACCAACCATATAAGCATTTTTCAACATCACTGTATCAGCAACTTCAAAGTCTTCTCTGTCAACAACCATCTCGTAGCCTTCTGACAGTAGCCATCCAGCAATACCATAGTTGATGTTCTCAAGCTTCATGTTCAGAACAGCATTCAACATTGTGTCACTGGCTTCCAGCTTGCTTAGGTGCTCGTAATAAGCCTTCTTAGCACATTCTAAGTGGATTGCTTTATAACCTGTGACAATATGTACAGGGTCTCCAGAGTCAGGACGAATTACCAGTTTGCCATCACGTTCCATAATTTCTTTACGGAGTGCTGGTAAAATTTCTGACACAGTTCTCCAGAAGTTATAAGTGTCTGAAACAACACTTGCAATACCAGTTGGGTAAGTTTCTGTTAAGAAACGACGGAAGGTTTGTAACTCACCTTTAAAGCGTCTTTCTTCTTCAATCAACTCATTACCACCTTCCCAAGCAATGTTTGCACACATTACAGAGTGTTCAGTGGCTGGTACAGAACTACCAATATCAGAGATTGGGTAAGACTGTCCATAGATGCGTTTAGCCGTGTATACAGCAGGGAAGCTATCGGTTCCTTTAAAGCTGGTTAAGTGACCTACAGCGTTAAATGCGTCATCAGTAAAGCCGGACATACCACGCATAGCAAAGTCGTGACACTGATAAGGTAAATGTAGGTCGTTGTCACAAGTAAGGTCAGCCCACTTCTTACATATACGTTTGTAGTGCAATGCAATAGTCGCAATGGTGCAAGCCTTCCAAATCTCAGCAGAGAAAGCATCTTCCAGATAACCTGCTACCCAATGGAAGCCTGAAACAGTGTTCTGGAAGACAATCATTGGGACACGCATCGGGACAACTGTACCTTCTTCTACAGCATATACTTCAACTGGTAGATAACCTAAATCGTGGAGTGCTTCCCAATGCTCTCGACCGATAGCATCTTTGCCCAGAACACCATTCATGACTTCTAAGATTTCGTCAATTGCTTCTTTTTTGTCACGTTCAAAGAACGTAGCATTCCAGTGGTCTATCAAGTAATCTTTAACAAAACGTTGAATACCAAAAGCGACTACACCATCAATTGCTAATGGACTGTTAAACCATTTGTTGCTACGTGGTGTCAGGTTGAACATCAAATATTCTGTTGCACTAGGGTACTGGTAAACATGACCAGATTTGTAAGCATCTGCGTTTAAACCTGCTGGTACTGCATAAAGTGATTTAGTCATCTTTTAATCTCTCTCAAAATGGGGCTTTCAAGCCCCTATAAACTTTCAATCAAGGTTTGCTACAGTAACTTGACCATAATGTGTTAAGCCACGGTCTTTAGCTTCGCCTAAAGAGTTTGTAGTGTAAATATGGTCGATACCATTGTCAAGAAGGTTTTCAACACCTTTAGAGAAGATACCATGTGTTACATAAAGCTCAACACGTTTTGCACCTGCTTCACGAAGATGTTTAGCTGCTTCTATGAAGGTTCGACCACCATCACAGATATCATCAAGAATCATAACAGTTTTATCTGTCAAATCAACATCATCAAGGATTCGCATACCAGTAATTTCTCCAGTCTTAAGATTTCGCACCTTAGACATTGTGATATATGGTTTATCCACCTCTTTAGCAGTCTCTGCAATCTTCTTAGAAGCACCTGCATCTGGGGCTACTAAGTAATCAACCAGTGGGTCATTTGCATAGTGGACTGCAATTTCCTTTTGAGGAATACTCTGGAAGCAGTTAAACAGGTTATCTGGTGCATAACTGTGAGGGTCAACTGCACAGACTGCACCAAACCCCATTGCATTGACCTGTTTAGCAAAAACCTTTAAAGCTGCTGCATCACCTTTAAACATGTGACGGTCGTATCGTGCATTTGGCAAGTAGTAAAAAATGACAGTCTTCAGGGCATAATCATGAGGAACTAAATCGTCAATTGCTTCTTTAGCCAGTGCCACAGCAAACAGTGTGTCTTTGTCATAACCCTTTACAATCATAACCACATTGTTAATAGATGATGCTGCATAAGCAGTAAAATCAACAAGCTCTTGTGAAAAGTGGCCACCAATCTCACCAGAAGGGAATTGGATGATGTTAAACTCTTCTTCATGAGTTCCTTTAGTCGGTGAATGAATTGTGACACGGATAGATGTTTTCATAGTTTCCTCTCTCAATCAAAAGTTACGTTTGTTACTGCCATTGCAGATTTGCATTTTACAGGGTCTACAACGTGGTAAAGTACACTACAGTTACCTGTGCTGTCTGGTACAGGCTTTACCCATTGCTGCTTTATAGTTGGCTCTCCTAAGTCTTTGTAAGAACCATCTGTAAAGTTGTTTACCATCTCAAGTGCAATTGGTTCTGGAACATGACCACGTATCATGTACATCTCACAACCATTACCTCCTTCACTGACTAATGGTAAAATCTCCCACTTTTCTTTAGCCATTATAAGTTGCCCTATAAACTGTCTCGAACTTCAACAGGAGAGATATTGCCAAATCTGTATAGTTGTTGTCAAGCACATCTGGCATATTATTTTTGATATATTTCTCTTGCTCTTCATAGGTCATCTTAGGGATGCTTAGAAGGATATCTCCTTGCTTCTGGTTATCAGCTTTAGTTTGGATAAACCAGTTCGCACAGTGATGTTCACCACCTTTTGTAACAGGCTTGTGGTGGCCTAGTGTAAATGTTTGCTTACCCGTATACCTGCAAAGATTGTTCAGTGTTGCAATGGTGTTCTTCACAACACACCATTCATACAGGTTATCTATTGTGTAGTATGGGTAATAACGGACAAGTGCTCTTTCACGGAAGTTATCATGATTCCAAAGAACCATGTGATTAGAATTTGAAGGGTCATATTTGTGGGAGTCTATAAACTCTTGACGCTCATCAAAGCTGAGTCTTAGAACTGACATTGCAACCGAACGTTTCAGGTTTGACAGGTACATTTTACCTCCAAAATAAAAAGGGAACCTTTACAGTTCCCCTATAGTATCTGTTTACTGAGCTACTTTCAAGATGCTTGTGAATGAAATCTCACTCTCATCCATAAACTCTTTTGCTTCTCCAGTAACTTTCACAAAGTTATCTAGGCAGATAATCTTCTTATCTTTCTTGCTGTAGGTTAGCTTAACCTTTTCAATATCTTTCTTAGAGCTTTTCTCTTCATTAAAGAGCTTCACAGCTTCTTTAAATGGTAGGTATGAACCATCATCGTCGCTAATAAAACCTGTGCCGCAATAGTAGAAGTTATATTCTTTAGCCATAAACTGGCACAGTACGAAAATCTGTAATTTGCGAGTGTTATAAACTTTGCTCATGATTATTTAGCCTTCTTATTACGTTTACGGTTACGAGCTTTCTTAGCTGCTCGTTTAATAGCTGCTGCACCAGACGGACGGTGGGCTTGTTTCTTACCACCTTTACCACGGCCTACATAGATACTTTTCATAATCTCATTAGCCAGCTTCTCATCCATCTTGAAGTTCTGCATAAGGTGAGTCACATCAACACCAGTGAGCATACCTAATGAAGCTAGTGCGGCTTTTACTTTTGATTTAAAACTATTCCAGAGTCCCATTTCATATCTCTCTCAATCTTTTCACAAAATGTTTTAAGTTCTTTTTCAGTGACACAAACGGTTAAGTTTGTTCTGTAGAACATTGTAAAGTGCCCTTTACCAATAACCTACTTTACGACGAGACTTACTCGGCTCTCCATTGACAATCGCCTTGCCACCCATACTCTTTTCTCCAGAGGTTTTGGTTATCAGAACCACGATATGGTTTAACTGTTGGTTTAGATGAATCATACTTACCATCAATCACCACGTCAACATATTTCATTACATCTAGGTGAATTTTTTCGTGTAACTGAAAACCTGTCCAGAGCCAGATAGATTTTTCTGGGTAAACGGTTTTAATACGTTTGCATATGTTGGTAACCTCTTGAATGTTTCTATCATCCAGAGGTTCTCCACCAAGTATTGACAGCCCACTGATGGCATTATCATCCATTAACTTAATGATGCCATAAAGGTTTGCATAAGTGAACTCTTTACCAGCATTAAACTTCCAAGATTCCTTATTAAAGCAACCTTCACAGTGATGCTTACAACCAGCTACGAAGAGGCTTACACGAACCCCTTCACCATTAGCTGTGTCAAATGGTCGAATCTCCATGTAATTCATCTAGTTACCTCACCAATACATATAAGTGTTCTTAGCGGATTTCTTTGGAGACTTGCTATCAATATCAAAATCTTCATCTAAGAAGGATGTCTTAGAAAGCTGCCTTATTTGTGTTCTTGTAAGACGTTTAGTGGCCTTCTTAATCTCTCTACAAGGCTGGCTTGTGAAGTCGTAAGAGCCACCTTTTCTGGACATCATATCAGAATGGAAGTAGACATCTGAAGCATTTTCTCTGTTACGTACCTCATTTCTCCACTCATAGAGTCCATGAACGTTCTTTAAACCTTTTCTTCGAATTGTTTTACTCATTCAAACACCACCTGACAAGGAACCTGTTTAGTAATAAATTCTTCACAGTGCTCTTTAATGAAGTTTTGTAATGGTACACAATCTTGTGCGCAAGTCATTAACATAATGTACTCTGGATTCATGATGTTTTCAAGACTGTAGAAGACAACATCATCAGATAGTTCGTGACCATCTTCTTCAGACCAAGTTCCAGTGACTACAGCTAATTTGTCAAGCAATTCATTAGGCAATGCTACACCATCTTCTACAGAATCACTTAGAACATTGTCGCCGATATACAATGTGAAGACCGTGTGGAATGTTGAGTATCTTACGTGATTCTTTTCACAAGAGCCACACTCTGAGGCATAATCTTTAATCCACTCTAACTGTTTTTGGCTCAACTTAATCATAATTTCACCTTAGTTGGTAATGCACTGAATGCTATGACTAACCCTAAAAATGGTTTGAAGCATGACCATAAATCCATCTGACCATGATATGAGAAACTCCATTGTGGGTCTGAAAAACCCCATACCATAACACTAACCCCAAAGAAGAAGACTAGAATATGGAGTATGTATATCAACGCTTTTGATATCTTAAACATTTTAACTTACCTTTCAATTCACAATAAGAGAGTCCTAAAAAGAACCCTAGTAAGACAGAACCTATGAACAACCCAATAATACTCTCTGCCATATCTAACATCCAATAAAAAGGTGATGTAAGCCTATCAAGACTCACACCACCATGTCAAGTTTTACATAGAAACTCTGTCACGAATCTCAGCGATTTTTGCATCGTTCATTCGGGATTCACCTTTAATCTTAGTCCATCCAAGATACCCACACACCCTGTTAATCACAGAGATATCATGTGAGTGACAAACTTCACATTCTTCAACATCAGCCTTTGGCCTGTTACCACAATGTTCACAGATTGCTAAGTCAAAGTTAAGTCCCTGATAGAAACCTTTCAACATTCCTCTTGTAATACAGCTCTTAAGTGCTGATAAGTTTTCTGGGTTAGCTACTCTTACATACTGGATTCTACCGCCTCTACAGATATGGAAGAATGGCTCTTCTAAGTCCTGCTTCTCAAATGGTGAGATGTCTGCTGCAACATTCATATGGAAACTGTTTGTAAAGTATTCCTTATCGGAAACACCTTTGATAACCCCAAACATATCTCTGAACTGTTTTAGCTGAGTCCCACATAGTGATTCTGCTGGAGTACCATAGACGGCATATAAGAAGCCATCTTCATTTTTAAACTCTTCGGTTTTCATGTTAATGTATGCCAGAACATCATATGCAAAACTATAGCTTCCAACTTCATGAAGTCGTTTACCTTCAGCAAGAACAGACAACTCATCAAGCGCAGTAACACCAAAAGAAGCTGTGAAGGACTTCACAATATCCCAACCAACCTTGTCAGTAGGTTTCTTAGTTCCTTTGTACAGACCACCTTGTGTGAACGCAAGAGGGTTAGAACTTGCTGGCATATTAGCAATCATTTCGTAGCGTTTCTTGTGGAAGTTGCGAATCATCTCTAGGTACTTATCAAGCTCTTTCCAGAAATCTAAACCATTCTCTTTAGAATACTGGTAAATCATTGGTAAGTTCAAAGATACAGCACCAATATTAGCACGACCAACGTAGAACTCTTCTCCATTCTCGTTAAGATATGGGGATAAGAAAGCTCTGCAACCCATCGGTGAAATTACCTTGCCAGAACGCTCAAAAGCTTCTGCTACAGCACCATGACCAGATACACTTAAGAAATCTGGATACATCGCTTTAGAGCAACACTCAATAGCTTTGCTGTACAGTTGGCCTTGACAGATATTCTCATCGTGTCTCTTCTGGTCATGAATATAAACCAGTTTAGGGAATACAACAGGCTTCTTACTCTTACCTTGTCCATTCATGCGAACATCAAGAATGGTGTTTGCAATCATGTATTGCAGTCGGTTGTCTTCATTAGACATATCTGAGTCAAGTAATCCAAATGTCAAAGTTGTAAATGCAAAATCACCACGGCTACAAGGTACAGTATTTAGTTTCATTTCGAGTGACTGGAAACCCTGAGTTAATTCAAGCTGTAGCTGCTCCATGACATAATTGTGGTAATGTTCTTTAGGAATACCATAAGATGCTGCTTTCTCAGCATGATAGCGTAGAGACTTCTTAGCATACGGCACAAGTACCTTATCAATCTCTGCTAAAGTAAAACCACCAAATTGCTGTGCAGTTGCTGAAAGAACTACGTCACCAATAACCTGTAAGGCCGACAGCACAGACTTCGGTTCACAATATTCGATGCCAGACATTTCAAAGCCACCTTTCAGGACTTTACCAATGTCAAACAGGCAACAGTTGATACCACCAAAAATTAGGTCTCTTAAATCATGGATATAGATAAACCCTTTTTCAATGGCTTCAAGTTCCTCTGGTGTTAAATGGTACTGTTTAAAGATTTCTTTAGTCAGATAACCACGAATAATTGAACCTTTTGTAGAAATTAAACTGCTGTCAAAGTTAGCATTCTCTCTGTCACCTAAGAAGAGTGTATCTCTGGTCTTCTGGTAGAGTTCATCCCAATTTTGAGCAACTTCTTTACGGTAATTTCTATATGTTGAGTAAGACTCATAGATTTCGTGATTGACTTCTGCCAAAGCACCCTCAACAATACTGTGAATATCATTTACCGAAATTAGCAAATTATTCTGCTTAGTGGACTTTACCAGAATCCTCATAAATGCTGACTCAAGAGCTTGAGTAACATCTGGTGGAAGCTCTTTATAACCAACTCTGTTAGCTGACTTTGTGACTGCTGCTAAAACTTTTTTGATATCAGGTTCTTCAAGTGAGCCATTCTTTTTAATAATCTGTACTTTGTTCATTATTGCCCCTTTACATGCTAAAAAGGTCTCCGAAGAGACCCTTTCATTTTAAATCTTTTTAGAAAACTTTGAAACGAGTTTTCTTAGTTTTTCAGTGATGCCTAGCTGTATCTCTAATATTTCAAAGATAACCCATAGTAACATGGCTCCAAACAATGAACCTTGTTCAAAATCAGTAAATAGGTTAACAACAAGCATACCAATCACAATAGCTGGTGCATCAACAACCAAACCTTCCCAAAGGCGTTTAAGCATTATTCACCTCTGCCATAAAATTCTGTAGCGTTCCAACAGGTTTTAGGTTTTGACCGTCAGTTTTCATGATGAATGGCATCTGACGAACTGGCATCTGTGCAATATCCATCAGGTCTGGCAGTTCATAATCCTGCCCTAACATTCTCACAACATGGTCAATACCACGAGCTTTCGCAAAATTCTTTGCAGTCTCACACTGAGGGCATCCAGTTTTGGAGTAAATTACATAAGTCATTAAGGAACCTCTAAAAATCCACTATTCAAATCATCTACAACAGTATTCAATAAATACGCACCGTTCTGTTGCTCCTGATTAGCATTCTGCTCTTTATCAATTTCCATCTTCTTAATCATATACTTCAAAGGTGGTTCTTTAGGAGCTACAAAATCTCTGGGAATGCCAAACATATCATACAGTGGGGCAGCATTATAGTAAACCCACTCATGAAGAAGCTTTGTATTTAACCCAACTACAGCACGTCCTTCGGAGAAGATATAATACGACCATTTCTCTTCACTTTCAACTACTTCATCTAAGATTACTTTAATCTCTGGAAGAATTTGTTGGAAAGCTTTTTGCCACTCATCATCTCTTAAAGTTTCTTTTAAAACTTCAATATCAATTTTAGTGTGAAGGATTTCGTCAAGCATAATTTTCTGGACAGCTTGAGCAATACCCTGAAATTTATCTTGAGCATCAAGTGCAAAAGTACATGCAAAGGATGCCATAAAAGATATACCTTCAAGTGCAGTCACTGCAAACAACCCTTTTAGAATCACTTTATGGAAGTGTAAAGGGTCTTTGTCCAGAAGTGAGTCACGCACATAACTCAGACGATAGTTTATACCTTCATCCAGTAATTCTTCAAGAACACGATTCACAGTTTTTAATCGGTCTTGCACAGCAACATTCTGGTTAATCTCATCTAAGATTGTTTCAGGGTTTTTAATACATTGTCTTACAATCTCTGAGTAAGTAAGAGCATGTAGGTTTTCAATCTCAGATTGCTTCATAATTGCAGTTGCATAGATGTCATCAGAGATAAAGGGTGCAAAGGCAAATGCCAAGCTCTTAGCAACTTGAGTGTCTGCTTCCCATTGCCACTTAAGAATCTCAAGCATTACACCTGACATTGATGCTGGGACACTCTCAAAATCAAGACGTGATTGTTCAAAAGGGAACTCATCTTCTGACCAGTCTTGTGCTTTTTGTTGTTTATAAAGTTCAAAGATTTTTGGGTAGTGCTTATTGAGTGAGTCAAAAGTTTTTCTCTCACCACCTAAAAAGATTGGGTGCTGGTTAATCATAGCGTGATTTCTCCTTTCTTTATCATTTCTAAGGCTTGTTTTCTGTCTAAAACTTCCCAATTCTCTTTGTTAAACATCTCATAAGGTCTTGCGTAGATTTTACCATCTGATGTAGAGATGTAAGAGGCTCCAGTGACCCATAAGTCATCATTCTGCTTTATCATGATACCTGTGCTGCTCACATAGTATAATGTTTTGCGGGGTTTGTAGAGCAAGTATATTGGTCGCTCATGTTTTTCTATTAAATCTTTCATGGTCTCTCCAAAGTTATTTTTAGAGGGTCTTTTACGACCCTCATAGTTATTAAAACTAAACACCACAACCCTCGCAATAAGCATCTTGCAGTGCAGATTTACCTACACCAATGCGACTGTTAAGGTAGTACATGGTTTTCATACCTACCGAGTTGGCATAAATCATGTACTTCAAAGCTTGAGCCAATGATACCTTCTTAGCTTTTGCGTAGTCAACATAGAAATCTGAAGAGATAGCTTGACCAGTGAACTTTTGAACAATTGCATAACAATCAATCAGGTCAAAGGTGTCAATACCCCAAGCAATTTCATATACATACTTCAACTCTTCATAATCTGGAACAATAAACAGCACGTTACCAGTTGCAGACTTTTTAGTTAAAATAAAGTCACGAATTGGGTACAAGCCATTTGTCGTATTAGTTGCCAGTGAAGAACTCTCATTAGGCATGTAAGCTTCTAATACAGAGTTTCGGATTCCACCATTTTCTTTGATACGTTGTGCTAAGTCATCCCAATCATATCGTAGTTTTGCATCATGCTTTTCATCAATCTTCTTGTTAGCTGTCTTTGGAGGAACCCAGCCTTCAGGATACTTAGTGAACTTCATGTACTCTGGAACGCCACGCTCTTTAGCAAGTCTCAGAGAGGCTTCATGCAGATAGTAAGAGTGCATCTCTGCCAGTTCATGAAGTTTCGTTTTACCTGCTCGTGAAGAGTAGTTCACGTAGTTCTTCGCAAGGTAATGAGCCACATTTGTAAGGCCAATCCCAACAGAACGACGCTTCTGAACATGGTTGCGCATCGATGGATACGGATAATCCATAAGGTCAATAACGGAGTCAACCATTGCAAGAGCATAATAAGCAACGTCAGCGTATTCATCTTCTGAAATTCTCCCTGCAACCAAACTAGCTAGGAAGCAAAGAGCCACCTCACCATCCTCTTTCACAGCATCGTCTCTGTAAAGGTCTGTCTCTTTCTCAAAACCATACACTGGCAACACAATTTCCATACAAAGATTTGACATCTTCAATGGTTCTTTAAATGGTGTATGTGTGTTTGCGTTGTTAGTGAAGAATGGATACACACGACCTGTAGCATAACGCTGTTGAATAAACAGCTTAGCAATTTCACGAGCCTTGACTCGTCTGTGCTTAACTCCTGAATGTACTGCGTGACCAACTGCCATAGCAAACTCATCAGCAGATGCTGTGTAGAACATGTCATAGAGTTTTGGTGCATCTTTGTAAGAGAATAGCAACCAATCTGTATCATACTGAACACACTGCCAGAAATAATCGTTTGTGCCGAATGAGTAGTCCATCTCATTAATACGTTTAGAAGGAACCGTTGTAGGGTGCTTCAAACGCAGTAAATCTTCAATCTGCGGGTCTAGAGCAGTGTAGAAGTTATTAGCTGAACCACCACGACTCTTCTGTTTGTTTGCCTCTACAGATGAACGTACAAGCTTGTAATAAGGCAGTTTACCCATGTGTTCGATAGTGTTTTGACGGATACCATCACCAATAGTGCGAGTCTCCATCAGCATACCGATACCAGCTTGCTTTGTAGTCATATCATAAGCAACCTTTGCAGCAATACCAAGTGATTCAGCAGTATCGTTTGCCTTAATCAAGCAGCATGACGCATAACCTGATTTAGTTGCCCTCAAACCGTTTAAATAAGGCGTAGGAGCGTTAATCTTCAGGTCAGATAGGTAAGTGTACAGCTTGATAACATCTTGCAGTCTACGGTGCTTTGGTTGCTTCTCAAAGGCTTTCATAGCCATACCCATAAACATAAATTGTGGTGACTCAAAAAGTCTTCCCGTTTTAATATCACGGATACCATACTTGTCTCTGAACTGTTTCAAGACTGCATAACCGTAAGAGATATCTTTTGAGTGCACGATGTAACCTTGCAGGTATTCAAGTTCTTCCTGTGAGTAATCCATCTTCTCCCAAAGTCCTGCTCTCTCCATATTTTTAACGAAGGTAATCAGCGTAGGAACCTTAGTAAAGCCTCCAAAGGCTTCTTTGTAGATAATACCCAAAAGCAGTCGTCCAGCCATATCTGAGTACTCTTGAGTTTGTTTATCAACACAAACATCAATCATGGCTTGGTGCATCTCTTTTGTAGTGCAACCCTCATAGACACGTTTCATAGCTTCCATAGTGACTTCTGACCAGATAATTCCACGTTTATCTGCCCATGATGCCCACTTATTCAGTCTTTCTGGGTCAAAGCTTACTACTGTACCATTTGATTTTTTAATTGTCTTAATCATTTTTGAATCCTACAGATGAAAAGAGCCTCCGAAGAGGCTCCTAGTTTAAATCTTGAAAATTTGCTCATTCTGCCACATATCGTAAAACTTATCACTTACTTTTGTGACTGAAGAAGTGTGCATACAATTCAGGAGCCATGATGATGTATTATCATCCATAATTGTTTCAAGTTTTTGTGTAACGTTCACATCCATGTCTGCAACAACGTAATTACCTCGCATCTTGCAAACAATCCTTCCAAACAAGATTGCACTTCTTCCTCTTCGGTCATCACAGTACATGACTGTGTCTCCGTGCTTGATATCTTGTCCGATACTGTCAACACCTAACTTAGCACCTGAGATAATGTCATCATAAGATAGCTTTTTTGTTTTAGACACGGTATTTCTCCAAGTTTCTTTTTAGATATAACCAACCATAGTCAGTCCTTTCTACACCCATGAAGAGTGGAGCCATTACAACTTTCCCAAAAGTATTTCTGTGTTGGCAGATTTCAAAAGAATACTCTTTCTCAATATCAATCCCATATTTGTACAGGACTGCTTTTAAAACTTGTTCATTGTCCAGAAGTGTATCTGGAGTCTCACCATATTTTTCTAGTAACGGGTCATTCATAAACACCGTCATAGAAATATTGTAGTTTGAGAAGTGGCTCTTCTGAGCCACACCCTCTTTATTAATGTTCTGTGAATCCATTATAACCAACCCCTTTTAACCAGCACTTCAGGTTATTAGCATCATAATTCAGTTTCGGGTATGAGGTTACATGGAACTGCTCACCATCATAGTAGACAATATCTGCAATCCATAGTCCATTCTCTTTACAGAAATCTTTATCTGCTTTAGAGGTAATTGGATTAACTTCTACAAAACCATCTACACCCAAATCCTTTAAGCTACCTACAATACCTTTGCAGATAACGCATGTCTCAGATACTACCACAAAAAGTTCTTGGCTTTCAAGCTCTACAATGTATTCACCAAGCTGCACTTTAGGGAGATTTGATTGCTTCATAATCTTCCCATCGGCTGCACGGACAATCGCATACCACTCTTTACCATCAACCACTGACATTCTGATGATACACTCTTGACCAGTACGCTTCTCAACATCTGCAAGACGCTTTAAAGCTTCTTCATAGTCATCTGTGTACTTCAGGTCATTATTATGGCAAACAGCTTTCATAGCACCGTTATGGTCATGTTGTGACAGATAAATCAGACCATCAAGAACATATTGCAAATCTGCCTGAGCATCCAGTGTCTCAATGGGGTCTTTCTCTTCAATTGCTTTTACAAGCTCTTTTGCTTCTTCAAGCATACACAGAGACTGGGATTTTAAAGATTCCCAATACTCATCACTGTAAGGTTGCTTTTGAGTGTTTCCACAACGAAGATTCCAGTTTTTTACTGCTTCTCTTGAGTTAAACATTTGGACTCCTTAAAAATCTGTTAACCTTTAGCTCTCGTGTTTCAATATATTCCAGATGCTCACGTAACTCTTGACGTTTAAGCATTAGGTGTTGCATTTGAGATTCAACAGCTTCAACTTCTTTAATTATTGACTCTCTGGCATTTGCAAGAATGCGCTCAAGTTCTTCAATCTTGCTGTCAACCTTTGCTACATGACTCACAGCTTTACTTTTGTTAAACATTTTATTCTCTCTCAATAGTTATCAAGCACAATTCGCTTTCATTACCTTATGGATTCTTTTTTCAGCATCTTCATAAGTTTCTTTAGTGATAAACTTAATTGCTGCAATGTTGGCATTGTAGAAGAGTCTGAGCTTAGAGTCAATCCTTTTTGTCATTACATCAAATTTATGTTGGAGGTTTGCTTCACCATAAACTAGGCCACCTTTCGTGTAGTAGGTTTGGATAATGTAAAAGTCAAAAAATTCTTTTCCAAAGCTCTCAATATCTTTTTTAATATACTCAGAAGAAGTCTCATAAGTCATCCAATCACTTTCCTTAGTGACTACCTTCTTCCGAGTCTTGCCAGCAACTTTTCTTTTGGTCACACTATTAAGCTGTTTCTTTCCGATATAATATTGTCCGGTTTTCTTACAGTATACTAAATAGACAAAGCCAAAATGTTTAGTGGGGTCAACTTCCCCACATAAAGATACCCAATGACCATAGGTAGGGCAATTGCCAAATCCTTTAATCTTCATTCATACACGGCTCCCAATTATATTTCTTAAAAGAGAAATTATCTTTTGGATTTCTCTCTTGATAAGCTAGGAAAAAATGCTGTTCCATTAACTCTAACGGTGTCTTTGTAATAGTCTGTCCATCCCATGACACATAGGTATAAGAGTCTTTTTTAGCATAAAGTTCATAGATAGCATCAAGACACTCTTTGTAGGTCTCTTTACCATCTAAAGCATTCATCACAGCTACTTTACCAGCACCTTTAAGGCCAAAGTAGTTGTCTGCATTATCTCCAGCAACAGCCTGATAACACAAAAATTTAAAACCTACACCAACTGTTTTTGCAGCTTTTGGTTTTGATTTGATAGGACAATCCCAGATATCACCAACATTATTATCAGCAATAAAAATTAGTGGTGACTTTTCATAAGTCATATCAATACAATAAGTCCCTTCAGCTTGTCGAAGGTCTTTGTCAATACTCATAAGAGCAGCCTTCTTACCCATCTTTTCAGCTTTAGCAATTACGATGGAATCGGCTTCGAAGCCTCCCTTTAAGAGCTTGAACTCTGGTCTTGACAGAAGATATTCACGACAAGCAACTAAGTGTGTTGGTGTGACAGCATCTTTACGGTTACCTTGATATTGGTGCTCAAGACCTTTAATGTCTTTATGTTTATGTACACCCTTCTCTGTTAAGTAGCCTACCCAAGTTCTTTCTTTACCAACAACCTTAAGCCATTCCTGAAGAACCTGCTGAGTAGCCATGATAGCTTCTTTTTCACTCTTAGCTTCTTTCCAAGTCTGTCTTTCCCATTCATCTTCATCAAATGTCAGGCCAAGCTCTTCCACAAGGATTCTCTGGTCTGCTAACCATCTTGCAGCATCTTTTGCATTATCAAATGGTTCAGATTCTTCTGCTGTGAGTTTATTGACATATTTATATTTTGCTTTCTCAACTACACAAGCACCTTTATAGGCAATGCTATCAGAGTCAATAAAGACATGTGTAACTGAATCGGGAAGTTTTGTTAGTGTATACTTCTCCATTGTGACTCTCCATATGAAAAAGCCCCATACTAAGTACAGGGCTTTAAAGTAACTTTTAGAGATTAGTCTTCTGTATCGAAGTCTTCATCTTCTTCGTCATCTGGGTCTGGCAAGTCTTCATCGTCACCATCATCAGAATTGTTCGAAGGTTTGTGGTCTGTTGCGTCTTCTTCAGTGATTTCACCATTATCTTCAACACCATCAAGACCAAGCATAGCCAGTTCGTCTTCATCCAGTTCAGGTTCACCGTTAGCACCGTTACCACCAGTGTAAGGTACAAGAGTATCAATGATAAACTGTTCCTGAATAGGTTTTGTCAGAACATTGTTCTCAAAAGTGTAGAAGTGAGTAGAAAGAATCACACTACCAAAAGAACCGTTACCAACTGCAATATCTGGATGAATTACATCATAGTTCTTGTCATCTTCATGCTTATCGGATGCTTGAGCTTTGATTTTCTTCATCGGCTGTTTAACAGCTACACGCTTACCATTTACTTCTTCAATCAGCATTACAGGGAATGACTGTTTAGCTGTCCACACAGCACCATCTTTATAAGCTGCTGCACGACTTACTTTCAAGATGTAGTAAGTGTCTGCTTCAAATGGTGGTTTGCAACCAAACTTCTCTTCGAAGTCATCTGCATCAACTGCTTCAGTAGTAACTTTATCCCAACCTTCTGGGTTTTTCTTAGACTTAGTAAACTCTTTAAACAGCTTGTTACCATCTTCTGCCAGAATTGAAACACTGTAGTTGCAGTCTTTGCCTGGGAATTTCTTATCAATGGATTTACCTTTTCCCGGACGTGGTGAAGTGTTCAGGTAATAAAACCAAACATCTTTCAGAAGGTAACGCAGAGTTTGACGTTCAGTACCATTGTACTTCTCTACCGGAGCTTTCATTTTAACAACTTTAGACATTATTTAAACCTCTATCTCAATTTATGAAGAGTACCAATTCTAATTTGTTGATACTCTATTGTCAAACATTAATTACTGGAAGTTGTGCTTATCTTTAGAAGCTGCTTTACGTGCAGTTTTTCCAGTTCTTACACGCTTCTCTTCATAGTATTTTGCTGGTTTACCAGCAGTGGCTTTTAAGGAATCCCCAAAAACTTGTTCAAATGCTTTAGAGTGTTTCATGATATTCTCCGATATACTTGATATTCAAACACATTTTCTTTAATTATAAACAGCCAACCAATATTATGTCGAGGTATAGTAATAGTGACTGTTATCATACTGTGATGGAACTTTTCTTCTACCTCAACGCCTCCATCACATTTCATGTAGAGCATTCTATAGAACCTATCAACCTTTGTCAAACACTCTTCCTGAAATTCATTTAAACTTTTTTCTTCAAAGAAGGGTATGAACCCCTCTCTTTTGTAACTATCACTCAGTTTCAAACGGGCAGTCATCTGCATCCTCACTTAATACAGGTGGAATCGTTGAGCTTTGACGCTGTTCTTCAGTATAGACTTCACCAGTCTCACGGTCAAACACTTCATCCTCATAATGAGGTAAAGAGTCGTCATAATGGTCTTCAGCTTCACCAATACCAAACTGTTGACGAATATTTTCTGCTGCACCATCAATGTCAACACCACATCCAGAAGCTTTGATAAGACGTCCTGTGTCTGGATTGTACCAAGTATGACCAGCAATACCTGTTGACTTACCATGACGACGACACTTAGTTAACTTGATTTTTGTCAAGTTTTTCTTAACAGGGTCTGGGTCAACCTTGTTACGCATTAACAGAATGTTGTTCATGGAAATCTGGAAATACGCACCAGAACCCTTAATATCCTCTTCAGAGATATCTCCACCTTCAGAGTTAGCTTTCTGACCACCTGCACTCTTACGAACGTGACAAACGTTTACCTGTGCATACTGGTAGCGTTTGCAACGACGTAATAGTTCAGACAAGACTTCCTCTTCATCCGTATCAGAACGTGACAGAGCCAATGTAATAGGGTCAAGAATAATAATCTTACAGTCTAAACTGTTAACAAGATAGTCAACAAACTCCAGCAGGTTATCTTGGTCAATCGCCCCTTGATGGTCAACGATATGGATGCGACGACCTTTTGAAAGCTCTGCGTGTGCTCCCTTTAATTCATCCCAATCCCGTTCATCATAAGGAATCTCAGAAATCTGTTTGCTCAGGTGGATTGCACAGAGCATTTCCATCAACTCTTCATAGGTATCTTCTACAGGAATTACACCGATATTATAATCAGTTTCTTTCCAAGCTGAATAAATCATCTCACGAGTGTAAGCTGACTTACCTACTGAAGATGGTGCTGCAATAGTCGTAATCTCACCTAAACCGTAACCACCGTAAGTTAGCCTGTTCAAGTCTCCGAAAGATTCTGGAAAAGGAATCAATGGAATCTGACCACGATTCTTCATTGCCTCAAAACCGTCTGCAAAGTTCTTGATACCAGCAGGGCAGTAACGAGGTGCATTGTAGATACGCTGCTTAAACCCTTCCAGAACTGTATCTTTCTCTTTATAGAACTTTGTCCACCATTCATTAAGGTCTTTTACACCTTCTGGATACTGGAATAAACGAACCTTCTCAATAGGTAGGATGCCAGCAGCCTCTTTTGTTGCTTTAGCACCTGCTTCATCGTTATCAAAGCACAAGTAAATCTCATCAAATGATGTAATGTACTGATAGTTGTCTTTGATAGACTTAATGTTTGCACCTGATGGAACAGATACGTGACAGTAGTTCTTACGACGAGACTTATCTTTAATTGCCAGAGAAGTCATGTAGATTGCCGTAGCACATTCCATCTCACCTTCCCAGATGAATAGACGGTTGCCACCTTCTGGAGCAATCCATGAACCGAACATTGCCAGTTCACCTTTAATGTCTCCAACACCACCTGAAAAGTCTTTTAGCTTACCACGTAGGTGTTCTTTTGGATGGTCCTCTGGGTAACGGTGACGAACACGGTAGCCAACATGTTCTAGTTTGCCATCTTCATTACGTTTGTAAGTCGGATAGAAATGTGCATCAATTTCACCATCACTGTCAATGTCAACCTTGATACCTAAGCGTTCAAGAACTTTTGCAGGAATCTTCCTGTCTTTCAAGTCCATTGCTTCAAGGTTTTCTTTTACATCGTCTAAATCCATTCCACGGAAAGTACGGTTTTTATTATCTGAACCAGTAGAATAAGTGCTCACAATTTGTCCTTTATCAAAATCCCACTCTGGGAAACCTTTATTACAACTAAAGCAAGTCATTGAATAAGAATCATCGTCGTGATGGTAGATTGAGCCAGCATCTGATGAACCACAACGTGGACATGCACAATGACCAACAAACTGACCAGCCTCTTTCAATTTACGACCTTTAGACATTAGCACCTCTTCGTTGTAGTTCTGCCTTCAATCCATTTTCAATCTTGTCCAGTTCATGAATCTCATCTGCAATCTCTTTCCTTCGTGATTCAACTCTCTTAAGACGTTCAATCATTACCTCATTGGAAAGAGATGAGAGTTCCACTAAACGATGGTCAATAACTTTAAAATTATCTTTTACTCTCATCTTCATTCTCTCTTTTAAATTTTCAGGATAGCTCTTAACTTGCTTTCAAGGTCTGCAAGAGTACCATTATTATGAATAATGTCACGCGCATATTTGGTAGAAATCCCATTTTCTGAAACATGTGACGAAACCTTATCCACATTGTCTCTTTTTACTTCAATAGTTTGGTGTGCAAATCTGCTCAGCCACTCAGCTTCAGAGTCAAACCTTAAGTCACTGATTAAAACAACACCGTCCTGATTCTTAAGTGAGCAAACGTCAAAGAAATTTACCATTCGTTTTTCGAGGTCTTTAGCCCAGAATTTGTCACCCATAACTTTACGGATAACTTCAGTACCCCAAATCTGTTGAACCTGTCTTGATGAAAATTTATACTTTTTACTAAATCCCAGACGTGTTAATAGAGTCGGTTTAGCAACCTTCTTTAGTTCCATAATTAATCGTCCGGTTAACTCTGACATGAGTTTGAAGTCCGTATGATAACGTTCGCCTCTGAAGGTAAACTCCATAGCTTCTGTGACCTTGAACATCAGTTCAGAGTATGATAAATCAAAAACCTGTGGAGTCTCTTTAGTTTCACCGTACAGGTCATTCCAAGTCAAGTCAAATATCCTTGATGCAGAGAGTTTAAGGTTGTCTGCATAGGCCATTACTGCAACATTGTAGCCATACTCATCTTCTAGGATATTCTTAACAATAGAACATGAGGTGTCTTTTCCAGAACGTGCCTTTCCAGTAAATGCGATAATATTACTCATTCTATCTCCATTAATTACTAAAAAGCCCCCAACTAAGGAGGCTTGTAAGGTTTATAAAGACTTAGTGCAGTTGGTCAGTATTAGTCTGTGAATACTCTTTTTCAGCCATAGCTGAGATTTGCTTCACAAAATCATCACCAAAGTTAATGCGCAGCTTCTCTTCAATGATTGAAGCACCAATGCTCACCAGAACATCATTGATTGCTTGCATACTCACACCACCAGTCATACTCTCAATGAACTCAATGCTTGTGCCCATCATCTGTGAAAGCTGGATTAGTGCAACGATATTCATCATCGTGGAGATGGCTGGAATCATCAATGCAACTTTCACCTGAAGTGGCTCTATGTCAGCTACAGAATCATTTTTTACAGCTTCTTCCAAAGAATCTTTGGTTTGCTGGATAATCTCTTTGATTCGTGGGTTTAATTCCTCTACACCCCAATCAAGTTTTTCATATCGTGACAGCTTCTCTTCCATGCGCTTCTCAAGAGCAGCCATAACAGCACTCGTTGACGAAATTAATAGGTTAACTAGCTCATCATAACCTAAGAGCAGTAGCGAGTCTTTTTCTTCAGAGGTCATGGCAATATAGTCATTTTTCTGCATCTCATAAAAAATGAACTCTGCAAGAGCATCAACACCTACAACAATAGATGCTAAAGCAAGTGTTTTGTCACACAGCATCATATTAACCTGTTCTGCAAAAGCACCGTTATCAGACTTGTCTTTAGGCAGGTTATAGCTTGCAGGCATAAACTGTTCTGTATAGTTGTTTCCACGAAGAATCATAGCCATGCTTTCTACGGCATTGATTAAGAATGCTTCGTCAATACCTTTTTCTTCAAGCATTTGTTCTACATTGATATTCATATTATTTCTCTCTCAGTTGGTTAAGTTTCTTTCTAGAACATTTTAAGTTTTCGGATGAAGAAAAGTCAAGTGTCTTTTCAGAACGTGGATAGTAATGTCTATCCCAAGAAGTTTCAACATCATTAATCAGTGACGCTAGATTACACAGGTCTGTACCACTTTGCAACCTCTTTTTAAGAGAATCTAGTAAAGCAACTGTGTCTTTAGCTTTACGTCTAGCTGTAGCAACATCTTTCATATGCTCAAATACAGAGCATTTTAAGTCATCTTCATAGTTTTCAGACAACTCTATTTCATGTTGTATATCAACCATTCTCCTGTGATGGTGAGCATATTCCCGTTGAGCAGCAATGTCAAGTTCTTCCAACTTCTGCAAAGCTCTAACAAAGTCAGCTATGTCTGGGTGAACAAACATTTTCTGCATGTAAGCCTCTTTTAAGTAACTATTAAGTTTTAATCTTTTATCTTAACGTATTCTATACGTTATACTTTAAAGCTTTTTAAAAGCTATTAAATAATCTTTTAAGAGTTTTAAAGTATCTGTATAGTTAAACTGTTAAGTAACCTTTTAAGTAAAAACCCACTTCGCAAAGATTAACACCTTGTCAAGTGCATTGTCAACTTGCTTTTTATAATTTTTTGCAGTAATGTATGAGGTTAATGATTTTAGAGGGAGTAAAAATGGAAAACATAGATTTTAAAAACTTACATTTAGTTGGTGATACAGAAACTGATGGTTTACTCCTTGAGTTCACTAAAGTGCACGTAATGGCTTTCGCAGACTATAAATCTGATGATGAAGAGCCACCTGTATGGGTCTTTACAGATGAGCCTATCCTCGGTCACAAGTATACCAAGTACATCAAGGGTGGCTTACGTGAAGGTATTGAGTTTGCGTTAAAGGCAAAACGTCTTTGCATCCACAACGGTCTCGGTTATGACTGGTGGGTTTTCAATCACATTGCACCTGATTTATGGAACTTTGATAATCCAAAGTGTAAACCGTGGAGTAATTTCTTTCAGGATTCTCTTATCCAGTCTCGTGTTCAGTGGATGGATAGACCAACTCCAAAGGGCTATAAAGGTGCTCATGGTTTGGCTGCATGGGGTGCTCGTGTTGGTGTTCGTAAACCAGAGATTGAGCATTGGGGTGTGTGGAATGCAGAAATCTTCACTCGTGTTGTAGAAGATATACGTATTAACGCCAAAACTAAACGGGCACTTGATAACGAGTATCTCAAGCTTAAGAAGTGTGGTATAGACACTTATGAAACTTACATGCGAGCTAAAGAAACATCTTTCTGGATGAGTCAACAAGCTATCAATGGTTGGAAAGCTGATAAAGAGCTTATGGAGTTCCATGTAAAGGAGCTTGACAAGTTGACTAATGAGCTTGCTTCAGAAGTTGAACCACATCTTCCTCCAACTATTAAGACTAAAGGTAAAGTCACTGGAGAAGAGTTTGCAAAAGCTTGGAATGAGTATGTTGAAGCATTCGGTCATACAGATGGACTGAAGAGAATCACCAAGTACCCTAAGACGAAGTACCGTCAGCAGGTACGTAACGGTGAGATGCAAACATATGAAATCAAGCCATTTGGTAAGCCAACTACAAAGATTTTTAACATTGAAAAGAGAAATTGCTATACACCAACCAACTCTGTAACTGGTGAAGAGTACAAGGAAGGTTTTGTAGCAATGAGGGATGCTCGTGCAATTTGCAATGAGTTGAACGCAAAGATTGGTAAGAAATGCAAAGACTGGAAGCCAGTAAAAACAGTCAAAACTGTGAAGTACTATAACAGCCACGTTGTTAACCACTTTGAACTTGAGTCAAGTCGCTACACAGGTTTGATTGATGCACCATATACACCAATTGAGTTTGAAGTTTCTCGTATGACTCAGGTAGCAGTTGTTAAAGACTACTTGAAATCAGTTGGTTGGATTCCAGATGACTGGAACTACAAGAAAGACTCAGACGGTCGCCCTGTCAAAGTTTGTCGTTTCAAAGACAATAAAAAGATGATTACAAAACATCCTAAGTGGCAGGAAATGGTGGAACGATGTGGTTTAAGTTATGTTGAACATGAAGGTGTCCAGTACATTGAGCATAACTGGTCTGTGAAGAAATACACAGATTTGCTTGAGCCTTGCTTAATCCGTACTTCACCAAAACTTACTGAATCATCTTATGATACGATTGAAGGTGAGCTTGGACAGAAGATTGCTAAATACTATACTTTGATGCACCGACGCAGAACTATTGAGAACTCAAAGGATGATGAGAAAGGTTGGCTAAACCAGATTCGTCCAGATGGTCGCCTTAGTGCTGGTGCAATGGTATTTGGTACTTCAACTGGACGTATGACACAGTATGGTATTGTAAACGTACCGTCTGGTGCTGCTGTCTACGGGGAACCAATGAGGGCAGTGTGGATTTGTGAAGAAGGTACTAACGTTGTCTCTGTAGACATGAACTCAGCCCAGCTAGTTCTCCTTTGCAACTTTATGGGTGACAAAGACTTCACCAAAGCTGTAACGCAAGGTAAAGAAGAGATTGAGTTTATTCGTCAAGAAGATGGACGCTATTACTGCAAACACTTTGATGAGTATCTCAATCCAGAGATTGATAAGTACCTTCGCTATGACTCTGAGAATGACCTTTACGTTGTCTACTCAGGGACTGATGCACACACACTGAACAGTATTTACTTTAACTTGAATGATGAGCAGGATATCTTGACTTGCCGAGCTACTCAGGATGAGAATCTTCTTCATGAGATTAGCAAGGGTCGTAAGAAAGCTAAGAATGGTATCTATGCACTGCTGTTCGGTGCAGGTGATGAGAAGTTTGCTAAGACAATTAAAGCTGCAACTACTCAGGAAGGTGCACTGACTAAACAGACTTACTTTATTCGTTTGCCTAAAATTAAGAAGCTGCTTGATGACTTGGAAGCTGACTACAAAGCAACTAAAAAGGCACTTGAAGAGGTGTTTGGTAAGACTGCTGCAATCTCTAAAGGGGGTTTTGTAAAGGTTGCTGGAGCTTGGTTGTGGTGTAAATCCCCACACAAACTGTTGAACTATCTTTTGATGGGTTCAGAGGCTCAGATTCAAAATGAGGCAATTAACCTTGCTTGTCGTCGTATGATTGACGAAGGTTTGATGAAGTTAAATGGTCGTCAACCAGCTATTGGTGCTCGTTTGCTCTGCGCATATCACGATGAGACGAGTTGGGAATGTCCAGAGAGCATGACGACAGATGTGAAAGCAGTCACTGACTGGTATTATGGACAAGCTTCTAAAAACTTAGGTCTTAAGAAAGAAACACTTGTCACAGGTACTGGTAAGGTTGGTAAAAGCTGGCTTGAGGTACACTAATTAGTATTGACAAGGTGCTCATGGAAGAGTACCTTATACAATATCTTATATAGGAGGGCTTATGAGCCACCGTGGAAGAACCCATGCAGCAATGATGAAAGGTGCTTCAAAGGAAACTATCAAAAATCGTAAGCAGAAGTTGTTTGAGAGAATGAACAGGTTAATTGACAATTCATCTCTTTCAGGTTCTGAGAAGGTTTTCTTGAAAGGTAATCTGAAAAGTATTGCACAAGAACTTATTGACATTGAGTATTGGAGACATCAAAAATGACACTTGCAGACGTTATTCAGCAACTTCATGATAACTGCTACACTCCAGATTTAATTCAGGAGATGTCCATTGTAGTCATGCCTAGCAAGTTCGTAAAAACCTTTAACAACGACGCTTTAAGGTCTACACACATCCTTATCGTTGACGGTAAGATTGCAAAAGACCGTACTGGAGTACTCAAAGGTGAACGTATTGATATTCTGGAGTTGCTATGAAGAAAATGTACAGTCTCTGGGGAAGGGTTGGTAAAGGTTTTGACTGGACACTTCTTCGTTCAAACGTTAAACGTAGTGAATTGCCAGAACTCATCACTCACTATTTAAAAACATACAGAGAGGTAGACTATCGTGAACAATAAGGTTAAGAGTTGTGTGAAAACAATGGTTGCACTTGGAGTAATTTTTCTGGCTGGCTGCAACCCTTCTTATGAAGATAAAAATGCTTCTTACAGCCTCCCACCAGAGATGCAAGATTGCAGAGTATACAAGTTACATGGTGATGCTATAAGTAGGGATATTGTTGTGGTCAGATGTCCAAACTCTCAAACAACAACATCTTATAGCTATGGCAAAAATGGTCAATCACATACCACGGTTATTGAGTGAGGTTTTCACGATGGAAGTATTAGTAAACTACATCTATCGTTATGATGTCGTTCACTCCACTACAACTGTAGCTCAACGCAATCCAATAGTTCCACGAGAAGGTGAGCTTGTTCGCATTGATGGTTGGACTTACACTGTGGAAAGCATCATTCATAAGTTTGATGTTGCTGGTGATGTTCAAGTTATCGACGTGGAAATTGGTGGTAAGAGAAAATGAAATCTAAGCAAACAATGACAGATGCAATCTTCACAGTACACAGTTTCGAAAGGTTGCACATTAAAGATGTAAAAAATACACCAAAATGCGTTGTACATTTCATTAAAAGACGTAGTGAGAGGTCTTATATAAAATCTGACACAGGCGAGAGTACAAATGGGTAAAGATAATAAATTTCAGAACGCAGTTCTTACAGAAGATGGTGAGCTTGAAACATTCATTCTTCGTGTTGATGGTAAGTTATTCCGGTGTCGTTGTGGGTCAAACTGTTTCCATAAACCAGATAAAAACGACTTAGAGCTTTACGCATGTAATGCCTGCAACACTTGGTATCACTCAGAGGTTAAAAATGACAATTCTGTACAAACAAAATAAAGATGGTTCCTTCAACGTCTGGTCATGTGTTGCTGTAGGTGACAAAGTTATCACAACCTATGGTAAAGAAAATGGCAAGATGATGTTTGAAGAGTACACAGCAGAGCCTAAGAACATCGGTAAAAAGAATGAGCGTAATGCTGAACAGCAAGCTCTCTTTGAAGTTGCTGCTAAGTATAAAAAGCAAGTTGACCGTAAAGGTTATGCTTACACAAAAGAGTCTGCACAGAATACTGAGAAGGTAGGTGTACAGCTTGCTCATGATGCTGCAAAGGTTAGTCATGCAAAGTATCTGAAGTTCCCTGCTGATGCTCAACCAAAACTTGATGGTGTCCGTTGTAGAATTTCAAGACACTTAAGCATTGGTAGTGTATTCACAGCATACTCTCGTGAGAATACTGTTTATAAAATCCCTACTGAACTAATACCCGACATTATGGCAATGTTAAGGCTCCACAAAGATGTTGATGAATTTGATGGAGAGATTTATGCCCATGGGTGGGACTTAGAAGATATTGTCTCCATGATTAAAAATGAAGACAATCCTGACAGACACCTGCTCAAGTTTTACTGGTATGATATTTGTGACAGCACTAAGACGTGGCCTGAGCGTAGAGATATTATTGAGACTTCACCATTGAATGACTTTAGAGATGGCTGTAGGGTTGTTCCTGTTAAGTCTCGTCGTGTAAATTCTTGGGAAGAGTTTGATGAAGCTCATGATAAGTGGGTTGAAGCTAAGTTTGAAGGTGCAATGTACCGTTCAATCTCTGAAGAATCTTTCTACGAGTGTTGTCACCGTTCATACTTCTTGATTAAGCACAAGAAGATGCACACTGAAGAGTTTAAAGTGACTGGTGTAAAGACTGATAAGCGTGGTCATGGTAAGTTCGTTGTAGAGACTCTTCCTAACGTCTTTGTAGATGTTTCATGGAAAACTACTCATGAGAAGAAACAGTATCTTGCTGAGCATCCTGAAGAATTTATCGGGAAACCTTTAACGGTTCAGTTCCAGAAGATGACTCGTAAAGGTTCTTTACAGTTTCCTGTAGGGCTAGTTATTAGGGATTATGAGTAAACTATGTTCAGTACAGTCATTCTATTTATACTGGTTGTCTTTGTATTGTCATACGTTGCAAGTAAGCTTTTGGACACATCTTTTGCAATGGGTGTCTTGTTTACAATCTTTTGTTTCGTGACGCATATAGCTATCAGAACTTTTTTATAAAAGTTGTTGACATAGAAAATTTGGTGAGTATACTGAGCATCATAAACCAACGGGTACTCACCAGCATCACTTAAGAGTCTTTGAAAAGGGTTTTTAAGTGATGTAATGCGTGGCTCGGTGCAGTGAAGTATGGTGGGGTAGGGTATAATATGGTGCGGTAATGTATGGGTAGTTAGTCTCAGCTACATTAAAATGAGACTTACCTTTTTAAAAGGTCTTTGGAGAGGGTCTTTTAATAAGGTCTGGTGTAGTAGGGTTGGGCATGGTACGGTCCGGTGTGGTGTGGCACGGTATGGGTGGATGGTAGTAGCCACGTTAAAAATCTACCAAGTTTCTAAAGAGTCTTCTGTTGAGGGTTCTTTACAAACAACTTAACAATCAACTAAAGTGTGGAGCTAAATGCTATGAAACTGTTAAATATCAAAATCACTGGTACTCGTCCTTTCCTGAGCCACGCTGATACGCTGTCAGACCCATTAAATCCTCTGACAAAATATCACAAGTCTCTGTCCAGTAAACGTAAAAAGACTGACGAAGATTATGCGCTCTTAGCAGAAAGCCAACTGGTAACTTCTTGTTACTACGATGAGCAGTTAGGTTTTGTTATGAACGGTGAGATGATTGAGGCTTGTATCAAGTCTGGTGCAAAACTCAACAAACTTGGTAAGGTAATTGACCGAGCCATTATGCTGACAGATGTAGTCTTCCCAATGACTATCAAGAACTGTCCAGCAAACCCACAAGAGCTTGCTAAGAATCCAGACTTTATCTATGCTAAGTCTGTTAAGATTGGTACAGCACGAGTTATGAGCTACCGTCCAATCTTCCGTGACTGGTCTGTAGAGTTCGGTTTGATGTTCGATGAAGAGCAAATCACCAAAGAGGAACTTCTGATGGTTCTTGAAAATGCTGGCAACCTTTGTGGTGTAGGTGATTGGCGTCCACGCTTTGGTCGTTTTTCTGTAGAAGTTATTTCAGAAGGTAACGTTTAATTATGAATACAAAAGCATTAGCAGCAAAGTTTAGTTACGGTGACACTGTATCACATTCTGAGATGGATACCTTCTTAGGTATTGTGAAACCAACTTATCAAGGTGACATTGTTAAGTACGAAGATGAAATGAAGGCTTATGCGCTTACACGTCTAAACCGACTTGAGAAGTTTATTGAGAAGCTTCTTAAAGAAGAGAAGATTTATCTGGTTGCTTCAATGGGTGTTGGTTATCGTGTGGTTGAACCTAAGCATCAAGCAACTATTGCAAAACGTAAAATGTCTGGTAAGATTGGTCGCGCTTTAAAGCAAGCCACTCAAGCGATTGAGAATGTGAACACTATGGCACTTAGCCATCAAGAACGTTCACGACTAATTGAACAGCAAAACCATTTAGCTGCTATGAAAGCTAACATTAACAAGCAACGTAGAAAACCTTTCTAAGTTGACTAGGTAGCCTCTTCGGAGGCTCCTTTTTAAAAGGTCTTTAAACAGGGTCTTTTAATAAGGTTTAGCTAGGTGGGGTCAGGTCAGGTTAGGTGCGGTATGGTATGGGTAGTTAATCGGAGCTACATTAAAATTCGATTACATCACTTAAGAGTCTTTTAAAAGGGTTTTTAAGTGAGGTGTGGTAAGGCGCGGTTAGGTATGGCGCGGTCAGGTCAGGTGAGGTTTGGTGAGGGTAGTTAGTCTCAACTACATTAAAATGAGACTCACCTTTTTAAAAGGTCTTTAAAGAGGGTCTTTTAATAAGGCGGGGTACGGCTCGGTCTGGTTGTGTGATGTTCGGCTTGGTTAGGTAATGTATGGAAGGATGGCAGTAGCCTTATAAAAAATCTGCCAAATAAGCTATAAAATCTGTTGACAAGTCAGGTGTTATAGCTTATTTTTATACTCAATGTAATACAAAATTCAATATAACTTTGAGGTCATTATGAAAAAGATTTTATTAGCTGCTGCAATGGTTATGGCAATGAATTTACCAGTCAATGCAACAGAACTCCCAAATGTGGACTTGTCAGGTGTTCCAGAAGATACTTGCCAGATTGTAAAAGGTGTTGCTCTAGCTAATGGTGAGCTACTGAAACCAATCTCTGAAGAGTCTTTGACAGAGATGACTGATAAGGTGACTGACTATCAATATCGCGTTCTTGCAGAGTATTTCCTGCAATCTGCAAATATTAAAGAGAAACACCATGATGATATTGATGTACAGGCGATGCTCAATCATCGTATCCAGTTTAAAGAAGATTTGATGCAAAAAGCTATGTACGGTGTTGAGTATTTCTTAGAAAACAGAAGCTGCACAGGTATTTGATATGGCTCTTAAAAAGTTACATCCCAGAAGCGGTTATGGTAAGATAATTGACGATACAGACGGCTTTACAGTCTTTACAGTTATCTGTCAAGATGATTCACAGATTGAAAAGGCTCTTGATGATTATCTTAACGATGAACGTGAAAAGGTTAGGGCTACAAACATAGATTCATTGATTGACACTTCACGCAAACGGAAGAAGAAAGATGAATGAAGCTTTTAACCCTTATGCTCCACAAGATGATTGGGAGGCTGATAGAGAGGCTGAAATGGAGAGTTATATTTGTCCAATGGATGTAGACGAAATGAGAGACTTCGTTGCACATCGTTTTAAGAGAGAGATTAAATCCAGAGGTCTTTCTCAAGAGCAAGTTGCTAAAATTTGTGGCATCTCTCAAGCTCGTGTATCCAACATAATCCACCTCACTGGTAATGTTTCCCTTGAGTATATGTTGGAAGTATGTGAAAAATTTGGTGTTAATTTTAATTTAAGGTTGGCAGATTAATATGAAACGTGAAAACATTATCCACTCTGAAAACTTCGCATTAGGCTTTTATGGTGTCCCTACTCACCTTGAAAAGTATTATGGTGTGAAGATTCTCTCCAATCTCATTATGGCTTACAAAGATGGTAAGATTAAGCATACTGAGAAGAAACGTGTCATGGGCTATATGGCTGTTGGTTCAGCAATCTCGAACATTAAGTTGGAAACAACTAGCAGTCAGATTGTAAAAGACCACTTCATCAAAGAGCTTTACCAAAATCTTGATGGTGTAGATGTTCAGGCTGTTTGGCTAGATGTTGATGGTCACAACTACACAAGTTTCGTTTTCAAAAACGATGACATTAAGTGTCTGTTCCCATAATAGGTGATTAACGATGATTGATATCTACTTACAAGATGCTCATGCAGATTTCCTTAAAGAGATGCTTAAAAAGTTTATGGCTTCACAGTATGAGAATGAAGCATCTTTTAAAATAGTTACATGTGGTGACGAAGCTGGTTTTGTTGAGATTGAACATGAAGGTACTGGAAAGACTGTTTGTAAGCTACCTGATAGCATGTTCTCTAAAACGTTCTTAACAAAGACTAGTATAAATGTTAAGCTTGTTCCTCAGATTGAAACATACTCTGGTACAGATTACCCTAAAGGCTTCAAGTCACTGATGAAACACTTCTTAGATGACTTTGTGAGTAATCTTCTAAGTGAGGTAACAGAAAGCCGTACAATATTAACTGTAGAGAATATAGGGAACACTATCAGGGTTACTTCTGACCGATATTCTATGAGCCTCTTCGACTTTGTACCTAAGAACTTTGATGGTATTCTGGATGAAGAAGATGACTGTGTAGACTTTATATTGGTTCTTGAACCAGTTTTTGAGGTTAAATAGATGAAAATTGAACACTGCTATGAGTCTGATGGAACACCTATCCGATGTCCACATTGTGGGTGTACAGACTTACAAGGTGAGGTAAGTGAAATAGTCAACGGTCATATTGCTGAAGAGAGTACAAGGTGTACAGGATGTAATGAAATCATTGCTTTCTGGGCTTATGGTTCATACCAACCTACACCACACTTAATCTACCATAGCAATAAAGCTGTGAAGAGTGTTATCAACTGGTTCATTAAGAAAGGATTTACAAAATGATTAAATTAATCTTTGCAAGTGGTGAAAATGGGGAGTTTGGTACTCCAACTGGTATGCCGTGGCCTCGACATAAACAGGATATGCAAGAGTTTAAGAGACTCACTAAAGATAACTTAGTAGTAATGGGTAATGAGACTTTTAAGACTCTGGGTAGCAAACCATTACCAGAACGTACAAACCTCGTCTTAACGAACTCTGTTCCATATTTGGGTATAGACTTTGACAAAGATGATGTAATGTATGCTAAGGCCAGTAAAGAATCCTTTGGAGCATTTTTGAAGTATCTTGATAGCTCTATTGATGAAGATGTCTTTGTAATTGGTGGCGCAGGTGTCCTTGTCAATGCTTTACCATATGCTGATGTAGTGTTCCATACTGTTTTCCATAAAGTTACTGAAGAGGTCACTGTACATTTACCTTTTGAAAACTTCTTTGAGAAGCTGTATGATAACCGTGTATTTGCAAAGGTGCAGTCAAGACCCTCAGATGATGGTAAAGCAACCTTTGAGATTTATGTTCCACAAGTAAAAGGACACTTTTGATATGTCACAAGCTGATTTGAGTTACAAAAATATCCTGAACCATGTTTTATCCGTTGGTGAACTGCGTACTACACGAACTGGGGATGTTATCTCTGCATTTGCTCCACCACAGTTTCGTTTTGATATGAGAACTGGTTTCCCACTCTTAACATCTAAACAGGTGTTTACACGGCAAGTTATTGGGGAAGCTTTATGGTTCCTGAATGGTGAGAATAAACTTGGTGAACTCCGTTATCGCACTTGGGGTGAAAATGATGGAGAACGTTGGACTATCTGGTCAGATGATTTTAAACGTTGGTTAAGCTCTAACTATTCTTCTGAGCAAGACTGGTTAGAAGATGCAGGTGGGAGAATCTACGGGGTTCAGTGGAGAAACTTTGAAGGTCATAATGGTTGTGTTGTAGACCAGTTAGAAACCTTAGTAACGAAGATGAAAGGTGATATCACAGACCGTTACATGCTTGTTAATGCTTGGAATGCAGCAGATATTGCAGCTAACTCAATGGCTTTAGCACCTTGTCATGTGCTGTTTCAGATTTATATCACTAACGAAGGTGAAGTTGACTTGCAATGGTATCAACGTTCTGTAGACACCTTTTTAGGACTTCCGTTTAACATTGCATCTTATGGTTTTATTCTGGAAGTTCTTTGTAAGATGACTGGATACACTCCACGGTACTTGATAGGTGTCTTTGGGGATACTCAGATTTATCAGAACCATATGAAGCAGGTTTATGAACTGATAAACAATGAAGAGTTCCATGCACCTACTTTTGAGATTGGTGTGCAGCTTAACACTTTAAGTGACTTAAAACATCTTACTGCAAGTGATTTTATTGGTGGCATTAACAACTACCAACATGCAGGGAAGATTGAAGCACCTCTGTCAGTAGGCAAGTAAAACAAAAAAGGCTCCCGTAAAAAGGAGCCTTAAACTTTATTTTTCAGTATTCTTTGTGTTCTTTTCAGTAATAGCTTGGAGGGCTGATACTGATTGAGCCAGATTGTTCACACTGTCAGAGAATTTATCAAGAGTTTTGGTAAGTTTTGCGTTTTCACCCTTAACATTCTCTAACTGAACTTTCTGGTTCTCCATCCCTAGCTGAATCAGTCTCATGTCAGACTGTAAATCACGAATAGCTGAATAGTTACTTTTGGAATAATTACCTAGCTGCTGTAACTTTGTTGTGACAGACACTTCTTGTTTACCACTTGAAACCTGCATCGTGGTATACATCCCAATAACACTAAAAATACCAACTACAATTGCACCAATATTATTTTTAAAAGCTTCCTCTAGCCACTTCATTTATTCTCCCCCTTAAAAGCTTTTTCTAAGTTATCTACGAACTCATCATCAATAGGTGTGTCTGTTTTACTCGCAAGGTATCTTGCAAGCCTAAAGAACACTTTCTCAATCATGTATTCACTTAGAAGGGATAAAATGAGTTTCCAGAAGAAGCTACCTAGATTTTTTAGAAGAATTGCTAGGATTGTAGGCATTTAATCACCTCATCAGCCAAGATGGTGAGAATACCCATAAAGAATATTAACACCATCTTAACAATCAGTCAACAATGGATTAAGCAGTTCTTACCCAAGCCATTAACTTGTAGAACTGGTTAGTAACACTAAATGCTGAACCAGAGCCTGTACCACCAGTATTACCACTAACTGTGTGACTGTGAGCACCAATACCTACAGAGTGAGCGTGCCCCCCAGCAGATGCAGCAGTACCGCTAACTGAGTGGGTGTGAGCACCATCATTTTCAGTCCAGCCAACATGGGTCTGAGCAGAGTTCGAAGATGCAACTCTACCTGATGGAACGTTAGCGTTGTCACCCTGTGAAATTCTGTGTGCGTGTTGCCCAGCAGATGCAGCAGTACCACTAACTGAGTGGGTGTGAGCGCCAGTACTATTAGTATTCTTCGTACCATAATCAAAAGATGAAGTGGTAGCAGAGAAGCTATGGGTGTGCGATGGTAAGTTGCCAACAGCTAACGTCACAGAATCTGAACCACCAGTTGTAGCAACATCTGAACCGTTTGCTGCTGCAATTCTGATAGTTCTACCAACACCATTGTTCAGGTACGTCCAAGTTAACCCAGGAAGTGCAGTATTAGGGTTAACATTACTATTAAACCACGTTACAATACCTACTGGATAGATTTTATTAAGGTCTGTAGAGTCACTAATTGCTGTTGCAATCTTCTGGTCAGTTTCAGCTTTAGTGTATGCACCAATATCTGAAGGAGTTGGCTTCAAAATGCTAGTGTAGTAGTGAGCAATTGTCCCAGCAACATAGCCAGATGGAGCACTGTCAGATGTCTCTGGAGTCTCAAACAACTGCACTGTTGCATTAGATGATGACTGAACCCTAGAGGTCGTAGCATTTTGATAGCCACCAACATTACAATAAATGTCATAATTATCACCAGAAGTGTTAACGTAACCAACTTGGTCTACAACACCATTAGGTGAGTTCTTCCATGCAACAACATTTAAACCTTTTGGATTATTATTCCCTGTTCTAAGAACAATTTCCGTCTTACAGGCTTGGTCAGCAGAACCATAGTTGAAACCAGACCCACCAAATAGTTCAATCACTGCTGTTGATGTTGATTGCGGCATAGTGACAGTAGCAATCTTAGCCCATTTGCCGCCATTACCATTGTTAAACCCAGTACTTCTTACTCTCAGATACCTATTGTCGGCAGATGATTTGTTATAGTATCGACCATCAATATTAGTCCAGTCTTGCGGTTGGACCTGTCCATTAATATACAGGTTCTTATTCACACTAACCAATGTTGGCTCTAGAGAAATTTGAGTGCCTGAAAAGCTGTTATTCAAGGTTACCACGTTAGAACTAGCACCCCCTACACCTAGCCACCATCTAGAAACGTTCGCAGCATCAACACCACGAAGATATAGTGGCTGCCCCTGTGTCAAATTCCTTAATACCAAACCCTCATTGTTAGATACAATAGTTTGCACATTCGTGAATGTGTTAGACACATCAAGTTTAGCAAGATTACTTAAAGTCCCTGCTGGGATATATCTAGAGTCGATATTAGCCCAATCAGAAGGTTGAACTTGACCATTGATTCTGAAATTCTTGTTTGCTAGGATAAAACCATTATCTAATCTAATATTTGAGCTATATACATAGTTGTGTAGCAATACAGCGCCTGTGTCATTACCGTTCCCTACATACCATCTGTTGATATTCTGAGAATCAACTCCCTGAATAAATAGTGAGCTGGATGTTGCATTTTTCAACCTTAAAGCGGCACTGTCACTGATAATGGTTAGTTTTCTGCTAAACGTGTTAGTGCCAGTAAAATTATTGTTAGCAGCTAACTTCGCAAATCTCTGATTAGCCGCTGTCTGGGTAAAATATCTAGCATCTAAGTTAGCAAAACTTGAAGGCTGAACTTGACCAGCAATTTGAAGAGTTCTGTTGACTGTCACCAAATTTTCTAAAATAGCAATTGAAACGTCAGATTTTACATTCTTCAATACAAGATTATTTGTACCATTATTATCATTACCTAGATACCATCTGTTAGTACCATCTGCATCTTGACCACGCAGATAGAGAGGCATTCCTTGCGTGATATTTTTAATAATAAGGGCTTCATTATCAGAGAGGATAGCTTGAGTACCTCTAAAGGTATTATTCACAGCCAACCTTGCATATCTTGCATCATTCTCTTCATTAGTTCTCATCCCAAGCTCATTAGGACTTGGCTTATTCAGAGTATGATAAACAGTTGCCGACCTTGAAGAATCTGCAATAGTTAGTCTAAGGCCGTTTGCGTTGATTTTAAAAGTCTTTAAAACATCCCCAATATTAATCTCAGAAGAGCCTGTTGGGTCAAATACTGCCTTACCACCGTAAAGTAACTTGACAATTCCTAAGTCACCAGTCATAGTGCTACCAGCAATCTGAACAAATCTTTCAAGTTTAAAAGATGCTAAGAAGTCTTGATAGGTCATTCGACGGTCTTCATCACCCAGCATTTCAGGTCTCTTTTTAACTCTGACATGAAGAAGGTCGTCTGAACGGATTGTATCAATTGAGTTTAACTCACTCAACTTGTAATCTGCCATTATAAATTTTCCTCTTAAAAGGGGCTATAAAGCCCCTGTAAAGAAATTAAGCTGTTCTCTGCCATACATACAGTACGAAGGATGGCTGTTCAATATTGAAAGCCTGTCCACTACCAACACTATTTGTGTTCCCACTATGTGTATGCTCAGAAGAAGAAACTGCCACAGTACCATTGTGTGTATGTGAGCCAATACCAACAGCATGACTGTGAGCACCAATACCAACCGTATGGCTGTGGTTACCAGATGCACCAGATGTAACGCTAAAACTGTGTGAGTGTGCACCGTCACTAGATGTCCTTGATGTCCTTCTTGCACCACCACCATCAGAGTCAGCTACAGCATTACCAGTGCCATCATTTTCTCTAGGGTACACATCATGGTCATGAGTACCATTTGTACTTGTGTTCCCTGACACACTATGTGTATGATTACCAGTCGTGTTAGTGGTCTTTGTTCCATAGTCAAAAGAGTTGGTAGTCTTAGTTCCATAATCAAAAGCTGAAATTGACACAGTTGCATTATGAGTGTGACCACCACCACTAAGAGACACAGAGTGAGAGTGTTGTGGCATGTTATTAACTGACAAAGTGACAGTTGAAGCACCAAATACAGAACCTACTGGTCTTGTATCAGAGTCATAACCAACCAATGCTCTACCTTTTGAAACTAACTCCCAAGTTCCTCCACAAATTAAATATGTAGAAGGGTTTGCAGAGTTCATGGAAAGATGGATAGTACCTACTGGATAGGAAGCCTGAACAGCCTTGTACAAGTTATTTACTGCTCTTGCTGTAGCATACTTATCTGCATCTTCGTTATAAAGGTTAGATGTTGTCCAGTTCTGAACATTACTCAATCCTACCTGTGCCTTAGTTGTATTATGTGGGTTGCTCTTGTCCTGAATATGCTGTTGAACAAGATTGTTAACCTCTTCTGAAGACATAATCTGTAGATTTGCTCTTGCCTGAGCTACATTAGTAACGTCTGATAAGTTATTTGCAGCAACTAACTGAAGAGCATTGATAACGTTATCTAAACCAATTTGTGTTTTAGTAACACCATGAGGGTTATTTCTTAGGCTTGAGTGTGGAGCAAGTAATTGCTCAAGAGTGCATCTCTTATCCTCAATACCCTGTTTAAGATGGAAGATATCACTAAGGTCAATTGGTAAGGCTGCTTGAGGCAAGGCACTAATTTGAATTTCACCTACTGCCATTATTAAGCTCCTACAAATTCATAAGTATAAAGATTTCTTGTACTTGTTGATGCAGTACCTGTTTCAGTCTTGATAAGGTTCCACCCATTAGCCACTAAATCTGGTTGCTCAGTGGCAAAAGACCTAACTTCACCAACAGTCCCATTTGCTTTCTTAAGAAGATAGTTCAAGATATAGTTAAACCATTGGCGACCCATAGGTTCACCTCTTAATAAACCAGTTGCCTGAATTTCTGGTGGTGGTAATACTTTTAGCTGGTTACCATCAGCATCTACTTCATCTGTAGACCAATTTAAAAATGCCATTAAGAACTTCCTTCTTGCTGTGATTTATCTTTTCTACCTTTGATGATTTGAGCTACTTCAGCCATAACACCATAATCACCACCTGCTACAGTTTCTTTACCAACGATGTAGTTATCTGTAGCATTGTAATTTTTATTAACTTTTAAGTAATCTACTGAGTCACTATTAGCCGTTCTGTCAACTCTAAAATAAGCATCCCTTACACCAGCATCTGCTAAACTGCCTAGTAAGTTCTTCTCTAAAGAACCACCTGTGTTGTTAGTAACAAGACCCTTGTTAGCATCTGTAACGAACCAGTTATCTTTATCATCAACAATCGCTAAAGCTGAGTCAGCAACCTCTACAGGTGTCCAAGCAGTGCCATTAAGAGTTACGTCTCTTAGAATAACTGCTGAGCCGATAGTTGTTGCAGAAATTTTTGCTAATGTGTATGCTGTATCAATGACGTCATTTCTTGTATTAACCCTGATTACAATACCAGCAGTCATAGGTGTAATATGCTCAAAAATCTGTGAAAATGTTGCATTATACAGAGTCATGATAGCATTCTGTAAAAATGATGGGGTTGTATCAGAACGTCTTAGGAAAATCTGGATATACAACATCGCTCTGTATGTTTCATCATCAGCACCGAGAGGTCTTGGCACTTTAATTAATGCACCAATGTTGTCTAATTGCTGTCCAACAGCTTTTCTGATATTCCTTTCAGTGTGCATTTGCCATGAAACATCTTCCAATGTCTGCAACTCATCAGTAATCGCCTTTAGTAAACTTGTATAGATGAACTTATCTTTAAACTGTGTTACAGTCCTTTCATCAAGAGTCTTATAGTAAACGTTATCAATTTTCTGAAACATTATTACTCCTTAGCGATGGTATACTGGCTACTTTCCCATACAGTGTATTGGTCACCATCAACCGCGATTCTTGCTGTGGTGTACTGTCCATCACTAGGTGGTACTGACTGGCTATTTGAAAGTGCTACTTTGATTTCATTAATCTCAACACCTTTAATAACATCATAAATATACCCATAGATTCTGTTAGGGATAACATCATTACCAACTTTCAGAGTTCTGCCGTAAGCGTTAATACCTTGAACAATACTATCTCTGACATCTTCTTCTGGGATTGTTAAGCCCTCTTCATCATATAAAGAATAAGAGACTTTGACAAAAGCATACTTAGGTGTTGGTCTGCTAAAATAGACATTATGAGCTAAATTACCTAAGTCGTAGGCTGTCCCAAAGATAGCTCCATAAGCTCTGATACCAGCAGGTTTGGTGTCCCAGATTGCTTGAGCAACGTTATCATTTTGACCACCAACAACAACAATCTTGAAAGATTTTGGTGGTAGCCCTTCTGAACTTGTCTCTTCAGTATCATTTTCAACACCTGAAGCATCTGATACACCCTGAACCCTCTTAACAGCAGCTACGATTGCATCAAGAGTACCTACGCCAGTAACTGCCAAAGACTCTAAGTATCTCTGTCGAAGTTCTGTATCGGTTTCTTCGTTTCTACCTGTTGTTAAGTCATAGCGGTTGTATACACTGTCAAGACCATCTACAGTTGTTTCAATTGCGATGAGTGTTCCAGCTAATGCAGGGATTGCACCGACTTCCTCAGCAACAACATCATGGATAGTTGTAATTTTTGTGAATGTAAGGAACGTCGTAGCAGTCACCACCATAGGGTTGGTTCTTGCAATAATGTCACCTTCATCTTTATAAACTCGTAATGCTGAACCATCATTGATAACTTCGGCTTTTGCCACGATACCACCATTAATTGCATCAGCGAGTTCAGTTAACAACACTGTGATTGTATCTGAAGATTTTGGCTGATAAGAGAAAATAACGTTATCAATAATAATAACATAATTTGCATCAGTTCGTAAAGAGTTAACTTCAAGAACAGCCTCAACACAATATGAAGGTGTCAATGTGATGCCAGAAACTGGATAGAAGATATTACCAGCAGTGCTTCTTAGTCTGGTTGTTGATGGGATTGTTGCACCTGTTGTTCCAGTAAACTCCACTTGACCTCTTGTAGCCTGAGCCACATATCTGTATACAGCGTTTAAAGCTGTAATATCATCGAGGTTAAAACCTTCAGCTTTATCAATCGTCCCACCATCATAAATTTCTGATAGAACTTCATGAGTGTCTGCTAAAGACCTTGCAATTGAAGCTAGAAAGAGACCTAATTGACTATCTTCAGAAACGTCAAGGTTTGGTGAAATATCTCTAAGAAGTCTTGATTTGATATTATCAAAAATTTCCTGATATCTTAGAGTTTGTAATCCTGTTGTAGTTAATCCTGCCATTAGATATTAACCTCTTGTGTAATGTCTGTTAAAATATCTGTTGTAGTGGTTGCATCAAAATTAACAGTTACTTTTCTTTGAGCATTATCCATTGAAGATGAGTAATTATAGATATTGGAGACATCTCTTGTTTCAACGAGATAAGCCTTCATATAATTGTCAAAGATAGAAGTTTTCTGTTTAAATTTGGCAAGTTGTAAATATGGGAACCCAGCAGATGTGTTAAAGAAAACTTCACCAGCCCTTAAAAGGCATCTGATATGAAGTCTTTGAGCAACCTGAGTAGCTTTATCATCTTCTGGGATAATTCTAATTTGGTTACCAGTAATCTTTAAATCACCATGAGCCACATACACTGAATCTGAACCTAAAGTGGCAACATAGTCACCACCTAGATTTAATGCAAAGTCTGTTTTCATTATTGTGCCTCTGTAGTATCAGCCTCACCAGCAGGGTCTGTCCAGTAATAATGGTGCGTGTGTTCATTAAAGCTCACACCAGTCGTGTCACTGATAAAATCTGAACCATGTACTTCTTCTGTTACGTACAAGTTTTTAGAAATGTGCACATCACCTTCAAAATAAAAATTACCATCATCTGTAACTCTTAATACAGAGTCACCAAAATGAAGCCTGACTGCTGTTGGGTCTGGTTTAAAATTCTGTGTTCTTGTGCAGATGCCTACGAAAGCTACACAGTCTGAGATATCGTGTGTCCTTCTCATATTTGTTTCCATCTGAACATTCTTGTCATTGACAACGAAGTCATCTAAAGGTAACATTGAGAAAGCTAACCAGCATCTGTCGTTAGTTTTTACGGGGAATGTTAAAGATGCTCCACCACCACTTGGAAATTGAACAGGGACACCAGTAATCTCTGGCATAGGTAATCCGTTAATAGAGTAAAGTGGCTTAACAGTGGCTGTTTGAGTCTTTGAATCGAAAGACTGAATAATAGCTGGTAAGCCAGTATACAGTTCTTTTCTAAATTCATCAAGACATTCTGAAACATACCCAGACATTCTAGTAACTGGTGACTTCATTATTCCACCTTCTCTAAATCTAGTTCAGTTGTCCAAGCACCACCAGTAAAGTCAAGATTATGAGAAAGACCTTTTACTCGATACTGACCTTCAAAATCCTCACTTTCCCTAATAGTGACGTTATCACCCATCTTAATTCTCCCGTCTAAATGGATTTTGCAACGAACTCCAGTTTTAACTTTAATAACTGTCTTATTCTCTTTTTTCAGAACCTTTCTAGTTCTTCTGTAGTAACCTTGCAAAGAGTCAATAACGCTATATGGGTAAATTTCCCAAGAAAGTTGTCTAGCCTTAGCATTAAAAGGGACTACTCTGATTTGCTTATTGAAGGTATACCAACGTAGACTGCTCTCTTCGCAAACTTTTGTTAGTGCCTCTGCAACACTTCCCCAAACACTAAAACCATTCTTGTAAGTGTAACCGTCAATACTTGAAAGGTCTTCATCAATAAGTGAGAAGCCTAACCTATTGACTAAATCTCTGATTACACTTTTACGTGTTGTCCCTGCTTTATAAGAAATTGATGTCTTAATCGTGGTTCTTTCCATTTTATCATTGGAACAGATAACCTTCGTAATCATATCAACACCACGCTTATACGTATAAGCATACTCAATAGTGCCTAGATAAATTAATGGGAGGTTATCATACTCAATAATAAGGTCACCATTTGCGTCTCTTTTAAAGCCAGTGGTGTAACCTGCTCTGAGCATAACTGTCGCACCAACTGTTTTAAATTTGGCTCTCATCTCTTTATTGAGGTTGTAGATTTCAAAAGTGGTATCATCAGAGGTTACTTTATTCTTCTGAGACGTATAAGACACATTACAAGTGAATTGTAAGTTGTCGAAATAGTCCATTTGCATAGAATCTTTAGCATGGCTTGTAGGTTTATCATTAAAGGCTGTAGTTTCACTACCTACAGCCAATTGATAGCACCTAAAAGAAGCCCCAGCAGTGCTATCTTTTACAGACATTATAAATTCTCCATTAATCTCATATCTTCTTGAGTGTAATAATTAAGCTCAAATGCCTTTTCTCTTCCGAAGTTATTTCTGGTAGGTTGTAAATCAGTACCATACATTCGTTCAACAAAAAGCTCTCCAGCTAATGAAGGAATTACATAGCGTCCTGTGATTGACTGGTCTGCAAGGCATTTCTTTTCAGATAATAATACATTACCATCAACATCAGATAGCGTCAAGAACCATCTGTCAAGCCTCTCTTTATACTTTAACTCAATTACAAAGACAGTACCATCCAGAGTTACAGTTTGTGTAGACCATTCTGTATCAGGAACAGGAATATATTGTGACATTAATAAGTCCCCTTCTTATTCGGATTCACTGAGTGCTTTTGTAATGCCTTTCCAGTTCCAGCAGTATTATTATTTAACGCTGCTCCAGCATTTCTTTCAGCCTCTTCACTGAATGTAGTAACACCTTTTCTTGTCTTCGCAGACATTGAGCATTTTGCAAGAGCATTGTCTTCAGCACTAGTGAGTTCCCTTACACCATTAGCATCTAGGTCAAATAATAACTGACAGTTTAATTTACCATTACCTAAACTTGTTGTAGTGTTCCCTGTATTCTTTTTACTGGTAGCACCGCCATCATTAGTAGTAGCAGTCTTGCCTGTTGCAGCCGAAATATCAGTCTGACCCACAATGGCTTTGAAGTTAATTTCCTGAAAAGTTAGCTGGACTCTTAGACCATTTGAAATACCAACATCTTTAGAAGCTTTAAAACTCGTAATAATGGAATCATCAATTTTAATTCCGTCCTTACAGATAACCGAAATAATTTGCTTCTGGTCACGCCAGCTTTCAAGAGTGTCGATGAAGTTTTCTACTAATTGACCCTGACGAGTTAATAATAAGCTTCCTTCATAGCCAACTACAACGACACCACTAATAGTGATTGTTCTGGGTGCTCTTTGCACATTATCTGTGACGGTTTGCCCTGATTGCATGTTCTGTGTAGTTACCTGCATAGGGCTGTCAAATTCCATATTTTCAGTTGCTGATAAGGTTAAGAAGGCATCTACATTATCTCTTAAGTGGAAATAGATGCCGTCTTTGCCACTATATTTGATTTGCATATTAGAATCCCATAACATTATTCTTCCTCTGGATAGCTTGAACTTAGAAGAATGTCTTCTTGATTCTTGTCAGTAATATCCACCATCTTAGTAGCAATTTGTTTACCATCAAGATTGAAAGTAACATTCAGGGTTTGTTTAGTCTGCATAGGTAAACCAGAAGGTGTCATCATCATTGGTGTCTGGTTGAACTTATTGGCAAAATTATCAATAGATGTTGATAGCTTCTCCATGATAATCTCCCAATTAGATAGACCATTATCAATTAACTTTCTGTTGCCTTCAACGTCTTGAGTGTACTGTGCAAACTGAAGTTGGCCATTCTCATCAAAGAACATTGGCCTTTTTGGGTTTGTAATATTTGCAACAGCATTTTCAAATGGTTTTGGTAATGTAACTTCACTGTAGTTTTTAGCAGCATTTGGGTCTGTAGAGCCTCTTAGCATTAATGCTGAACCAACAGTACCAAGTGCCATTCTCGTTGCTGTGACTCCACCTGCTGCTGCGGCTGCTTCTCCGGCTGCTGCTGTACCTGCTGCACTAACACCAAGTCTTTGTAAGATTTTACCAAAGATACCACCACCAACCAAACCACTTAGGAGCTTGACTGCTTTTGATACTACAGCAACTGCGCCTCCAATTGTGACAACTGTTCCTAGAAATTCACCAGCACTTTTGATAAGCTTTTGCTGGCTGTTGTCAAGGTCTTTATACCAAGCTCTTGCATAGTAGTATAGTGCAGATGTTCTGTACATGAAGTCTGTAATGAAGTCAAGTAGATTACTAGCGCCTTTTAACAGGTTCCCAATCACAAGACCTAAAGCCTGCGTGCTACCCATAGAACCTTGCAAGAACATTGCAACGGAGTTAGATAACTGTGAAATGCCCTCACTAGAATTGTTAAACAGTGCTACAAGTGTGTTATCCCACATAGCCTTCGCTTGACCCATTGATGTAGCAGTCTGCTTGGACACAGCATTCATACCACCTGCTTGCTTGACAAGTTCAGCCATTCTTTCAGATACTTTAGGAAGAACGTCTTGAGCAAGAAGTTTACCGTCTTGCATCATCTTATCAAGTTCTTGTGGAGTCTTACCAATGGCATCAGCGAATAGTTGTACAGCACCTGCTAAACGGTCACCTAACTGTCCACGGAGTTCTTCAGCCTGAACTTTACCCTTTGATGCCATCTGCTGGAATGCAACCATGATACCTTTCAAGTCTTCATCAGTAGCACCCCTGATACGGGCAAACATTGCAGCATTCTTATAGAACTCTTGAGTACCCTGAAAACCAAGTGTTGGTTGAGCACCAGCAGCGAAGTTTGAGTACTGCTTCATAGTATCTGTGTAGTTCTGACCAATCTGATGTGCGAATGATGCAGCGAACATTCTGGCTTGCTGGGTATCTGCTCCAAAGATAGCTGTGGAGGCCAACTGTGCAGACTGTCTTTTTACACCTGCTTCAATAGTCTTTTGTGATAGCTCCAGTAAAGCATAAGCTGAAACAAATCCACCAACTAATTGACGTAATGATGAGTTAGCTCTGTCCTGTAGCCAAGCTGATTCTTTAACTGATTTTAATCTAGCATTTTCTGCAATAACCCAACGTTTGGTTACGTCGATGAGCTTTTTAACTTCCATCTCATACTCACCAACCTTACCAGTCCCTTTGTATCTGTTGTAGATATTTTGCAAGCTCCCTCTGAAAGAGGCTGCCATTTGGTTACCTTGACCACCGATTGTTTCCAGTCTACGGGTTAACCCTGAATAGAAGTTGTTGTTAAACATTCTTTCCATTTGTCTCTGAGCAACATCTACTCTCGGACCTCTGGGTGCTCCACCACCAACAGGAGGGATACTCTGTCCACCCCTTCCTCTACCTGTCTTAATAGTGATTTTACCGTCAACCTTCATAGCATCTTTTAAGGACTTGTTAATACCTTTTGCAGTCTTTTTTGCTTGAGTTTCAAGTTTCTTAAGAGATTTAACACCTTGTGAATCAAGGTTAAAGGAACTGTTGAGTGCTTTATTGATTCTGCCCGAAGCAGACTGAGCATTTTTTACAATTCTATTAAGTGCTTCCTGAGAACTTTTATTAGGTTTCACATCAAAGGCTTTATTAATATTTCTCTCAATACGTTGAGCAGCTTGCATAGACATCTTCTCAACTCTTTGCAAACCTTTAATTACCTTTTCACTGAAACCAAGTTCCACAATGAAGCTATCAACTGTATATTGTGCCATTACATTTTTCCTGCTCTTCTAAGTTCGTTGTAAGCAATTTCCTCTTTATACGACCTCTGAATTTCAAGAAATTGTCTCAATGATAATAAATCAGAGAATGTCATAGCAAAGAGTTGGTCAAGTGTTTCTTTACACCCTTCCATACCATAAATAGCAAGCACAAATTTCATCTCGTCTGCTTCTTCATAGGTTGCCTCTACAGCAGCATCAGTTAGTGGTGTCTGTAGAGTGTTACCCATGTTTACTGAGAAGTTAGGCTTTTGAAAATGCTTGCTTCGAAAAAACTTCCGAAGTTTGCCTCCAGCGCAAATGCTAAGTAATCAATAAACTCACCGTAGTTTGCTTGGAAGTACGTATCAATATTAAGTGGGAAGTCGTCAACAGTTGCCCCTTGAAATAATAAGGTAGCCATCTCTTCAAGGTTAATTTCTTCAATTCTGTCAAAACAAGCTTCAACAAGTTCTTTAAATGGAACCATTGGAGCTTCTTTCTTACCCTTGTCAGTCAGACTTGACAGCATCTGTGCAAAAGTTGGAACAATAATTTTACCCAACTTCATAGACATCTTAATACCATCTCTTGCCCCAAGCAGAACGATATTTACTTTCTTACCATTAATTACTCTAAATTCTGTTTTCATTGTGATTCCTTAATACTTTTAAAAGAAACAAAAAAGGGGAAGACCTTTTAAAGTCTCCCCCTTATAGGATTTATTAAACACTTGACGCTGGAATTGTAGAAGTGTAGTCTAGCTTCTCACAACCAAAAATCCAAGTTTTAGAGTTCTGGTCACGACCAAGTTCAATCTGTGGTAATTCCTGCAACCAAGCATTAATACCAGTTGCCAGAACAGAGCCTGATGGGTCGTAGATTACGAAGTTAGAAGAGATATCTTCTTCAAGTTCCATATTGTCTTGTTTAGCTTGAATTGCAGAAAGCATCTGGTTAGAGAGAGAAGTCTGCATTAACTCAATCTCAATAGTACCTGTCTTGTCTGCATTTCTCGTCAGAGCAACTTGACCACCTGCACCAACAACTGGTGTCACAAGTGGTGATGTTCTCTGTAGACGCAAGAATGAGTCTGGAGCAAAGCCTTCAATGGCAATACCATTCCAGCTACATACAACGTCTTTAGGGGAATATTGCTGATACATAGCCATTCCAATTTACCTCTATTATTCGTAAGCCACTGTACCTTTCAAGTCAACATCCAAGATAGCACCTGCTAAGATACCTGCGAAGGTAACGTCTTTCAGGATACGTGCTTTCTTGTCTGCTAAAGCAACTTGAGAGGCTTTAGGAACATTAACTGTGTAAGATGACAGGAAGTTTCTGTTGACTGCTCTTTGCAGAGAGGTTTCAATGACTTGACGAATACGGGTAATACCAGTATCATCATAAGTAATCTTACCACCCTTCTGATTAATTAGCAAGTCTCTCAGAGAAGTTTTCAGGTCTGATTCTAACCAGTCAACACCACGGACGATATCAATCCATTCCCCACCAGAAGTAATCCCTCTACGAACCACTGGAACACCACCATCAAGGTCAATAAAGTTACAGTGACGTGCATCTAAAGCTGACTTCTGAATACTTGTCAGAGGTCTCTTATTAGCTGGCTGTAGAGAAGCAGCTACACCAGTTAGCTGAGCATTACCCCAAGCAATTGAACCTGCATCATATGGAGCACCATAAGCAATGTATGCCATCTCTGGATAATCTTCTGCCGCTGTGTGATGCCACAAGCAAACTGTGCGAGTATACATACTCTTAGCAAGCTGTGCTGGAACATCATTTGCACTGTTTAATTCTGTACCTTGTAGGGCTGTTACATCAGAGTTAGCTGTAAAGAAAATCTTCTTACGCGCTTGAATCTCAGAAGCCATTGCTAAGACAAACTGTTGAGTTCTATCTTCTGCTGCAATGAAATACCAGTCAGTAGAATAAGCTTCAATAGCTGCCAGAGCAGTTGATGCTGTATCGGCAGTTGTACTTGCAATATACACAGTCTGTGCTGTAGTTGTTACTTTCACAAAGTCATTATCACCCGCTTTGGTAATAACCATTGTGGCAGAACCGTTGCTACCAGTAACATTAACTGAGACTTTATCTTTAATTGATTGGTCAGCTTCAATCTGTGTTTTAAACTGTTGTAATACATTCTCGGCAGTATCTTCACCTTGTGAGGTGTACTGGAATGGTTGTGACATTCCCCCACTGACAGCTACAGTAATTGAGTAGTCTGTACTTTCGGTAACGGCATCAGGAATTGATACAGTGTACTGCATAGCACGTCTACCAATATAAAGCTGAGTTACTTTAGGAGTCTGACTCCAAAGTTGTTTAGCAGCCTTATATGCAGCAGAGTTTTCATCGAAATCTTCAGCAACTTCAGTTAAGGAAGTGTAACCACGGACTCTTTCTTCAAAGTTATCTGTTGAAGCTAAAAATAGTGGCAGCCCAAAACCTTCTCTTGTAGTTCCTGCGGTGTTCAATGTAATATCTACATTAACAATTGGATTCCACATTTATTTTACCCCTTTGGAGTCTACATCTAGATGGATAGTATATTCTGGTGGCTCTTGTCCTTCTTCGTAAACTAATTCACCATCAACAATGACACGTTCAATAATACATCCACGTTCATCTTTCAGGACTGAATTTTTTACAAGAGTTACAACAAGAGGCGCAGAATTTTCGAAATCTGTATTAAGATAAGTATAGTCATTTGGGATAGCTCCAGTGTCTAAAACTGTAGCTCCTGTTTCTTCAAGAATTAAATCCCTGACTGAACTCATCTCTAATCGTTGTTTAAGCTCAAGCATGATGCTGTGAGCACCTTTACCATTCACCGTAATTAGTACAGGAATCTGAAAAGCAATTCTGTAGCAAACTACATCATCCTCAACAAACTTATCAAGAACCCAACCATAAGGTGTTGCAGCATCTTGACAATATACGGTAATAAATGGCTGGTCAGGTTTTAAACCTTTGTCATTTGAGTTATCAGAAGGGTAAGCTCTAATTACGTTTGGTCTATTATTTTTATCACGAGCTAGTCTGTGACCAATAACATCCACTAAGGTTCTAACTAGACCTTTTTCAAGTTCTGCTGTTTCTAACTGCATTCATTTTATCCCTTCTAATAATTATATATTCATAATGGGACGTATGGGCTAATTGCTGTGACCAATCCATAGTCATAAATACTTCATACTCATGACCATCAATCATAACAATATCAGACTCATTCCACTCTACATCATCTGAAGTTCTAAGTTTATATGTAGTATACAGGATTCTTGTATCGGTAAGCCTAATACCTTCCGGTAAAGCAATCTGTGTACCATTCTTTACAGAACCTTTGATATATGGCTGGATATTACCTTTGCAGTTAACCTCTACAATATCTTGTGAAGCTACCCAATCACCATCATCATTATAATAACCGTCTTCAGAGACTTTACGCTTTACTACAAAGCTGTGTCTGTTTAAGAGTCTCATTTCTTAATACCCTTCTTAGTAGAAATTTTATAAGCAAGGTTATCTCTTAAGTCACCTGTCTCAACAAGAGGTGCATTAAAGCCTTTTTTCTTGACTGTGGAAGGTGCGTTAGGAGGGAGGATAGCAGAATTACCAAAACCCCTTTTAATTGCCTTTTGAGTATTCTTTGCAAATGCTTCTAAGGTATTTGAAGGGTCTGTGTTGAGACTGCTAAGTTGCTTATATAGATTCTTCTTAGTCTGCTCTAACAAGGTCTGTTTGTTTAGCATCATAGTGATTTCAAACAACCTACGATATACTTTACCAGAAGCTGAAGGAACCCCAATAACTTCTTGTAAATACATTAAAGCAGGATAAGAAAAACCAGAGCTATGTTGACCTTGTTCTTGAAAATACCCAACTTGAGCATTAGCCGTTTGCAAGTTCTTCATAGCCCCGACTAATTTTGCTCTCGCGGGGTGAATAACCCTTTTAACCATTATTCATCTCGCTCGATAATAAATACGCCATTAACACGGTTGCAGTAATCTCTGCCTTCGTATCTGGCAGCATCACCATATTCTGTGTATTTCTTGACAGAGCAAGGATTCTGACGACGCATGTCAATATCACACTGATTAATACCACCTGCATAGGGCAGTCCTGAAACAGAGCTTTTAACAAGGTCGTCATAAACAGCTTTCAGAGATTTGAATCTGGAAGAGTTACGTAAGTAAACACCACCAACCTTCTCATCTCCCATCTTGGCTACTTGAAAGAGTAAATATTTAAGAGCTTTGATGGCTGCTTTCTTTTCATCCTTTCCAGATTCTAGATAGAACCACTCTAGCACAGACTGTTCAATAAGAATCTCATCATTATTGGTGTCTGTGCAGAGGATTCTTACTCTATCAAGAGGGTTATTGGCTGGGTCGCCTGTATAACACATTCATAACCCTCCTTAAGAATATTATTCTTGAGCGTCAGAACGAACGTCTACCAGCAACTGAGGACGAGTACAGTATGGCAGCATGTAAGAGTGAGCTTCAAAGTCGATACCTTCGTCACGGTCTTTTTCGTATTCGAATACGTACAGTTCCTGACCAAGTGTATTTGCATAACCCATCTTAGGACATGGGCCATATGCCACTTCGAAGATGTTGTTTGCTTCACCAAGCATAGCAACGTTAGGGAAAGCGTGCCCTACACCTACAGTTCCATCCTGAGTAACACCATCAATGCTCACCAGAGTGTGAACCTTACCACGCTTGTCTTTGAACTTACCGTTGTACTGGACAAACTTAACACCACCGTAGTAGAAAGTGTTCATATGAGCCTGAACGCCGTCAGAACCACCAGTTCTCAGAGAACCAGTAATCTGTTGCCAAGCCAGCGGAGTCTGCTGTGCAAGATAAGCGTCACGAATCTTAGGATGCTTAACCAGCTTGCTGAAGAATACACGGTCAACAACTACGTGAATTTCTTCACCGTTGATTACAGTGCCAGTCTTAGCTTCGTCTTCCATGTGCATACGCAGTTCTTCAATAGAAGCGTCGATGTCAGCATTAGGGTTGTCAAGGTCGAAGTAAACAGTCTTCTTCTGAACGTCGAACTGCTGGTACAGGTCAGCATACAGAGTACCACGAGCATCAACAACTTTACCCTTCAGAGCTTGCATAAACAGGAACTCACGAGTAATATCGAACTTGGTACGAATCTTCATCAGCTTCTTAGCACGTACTACAGCTTCAGTAGTAAGTTCGTTTGCAGTGCCTGGCTGACGTACACCCTGAATCTCATCAGGAGTAATGCTTTCAACTTCTTTGAAGTACATCATTGGGAAGCTGATTTGACGAACACGCTCAGGTGCGCTAGTCTCTGCTTTACGGCTATCACGGTCTACCGCATCAAGCAAGCTAACATCCCAATCAGTCAAGTCCATAAGGAAAGTAGTTTGGGTGATTGGTGCTGAACGGAACAGACCTAAGTTGGAAATATACCCATAAGTATTAGGGATAGACTGGACTTCACCAGTCAGGTCAGCAAGGAAAAATCTGCTTTTTTCAGAATTAGTCAACATTGTAAAATTCTCCAGAATGTCTTATTATTGTTATTACAGGCCAGTTGGTACGAAATCAATACCTTTAGCAGCCAGAGCTGCCTTAACACTATCAGCATTAACACTTGCTTCAAGAGTAAGCATGTCTTTCAGTTCTGCATCGCGGTAGATGCCTACCACTTTCAACTGACCATGATAAGACAGTTGTGAGTCTGCGTAGAAGTTAACGATACATACAGAGTCAGCCTGAGCTTCTTCCCCTGCTGCAACTTTAGTACCGTCTGCTTTCAGAACTTCACCTACACGGTATTCTGTTGAAGCAACTGGAGTGTACTCTTTACGAGAGTGACCTGTTGGGGTAATCTGTTCCCAAAGAATGATATCATTTAGAGGTTCTCTGTTACCTAACTTAGTAAAACCTTGATATGCCATTATTGTGTTCCTTATTTGATAAGAGATTTTAGAGCATTCTGGAGAGCCAGTTTGCGTTGTTCAGCGGTGTCTTCGGAAGCATTCTTAGCTGGTTCTTTTTCTTCTTCAACCAAATCAGCTTCGCCGTCATTACCCATTTCTTCCATAGCGTTGGAATGTTCAAGAACAGCACCAGCAGTTTCTTTCAGCTTGGTAATTTCTGATTCTTTTTCTTCCATTGCAGAAGCATGGGACGCGATAGTTTCATTAAGTTTCTGGTTAGCACCTTCCATAGCATTCATAAACAGAACACTCAGAGGGTTATCAAGACCAGCACCTAAAATAGTCGTTGCAGCTTCTTTTGCATCAAATCCAAAAGATTCAGCAGAAGCAGAAATCTTATTAGTCAAATCTGACAAAGCAGCTTCCTGTTCTTTAGCTTTCATTTGAGCAACCTGAAGACGCAAAGCTTCTAGTTCTTGCTTTTCTTGTTCAGTCATTTCTTCACCTGAATTGTTAACGTTTAAACTTACAGGAGCCTCTTCAGAACCTTGTAAGTAATTTAAGAAATCATCTTGAGACATGATTGAGTTAATTAAACCAAGTTCAAGAGCTTCCTGAGCAGAATAAACATTCGCCTCAGTATTCTTTACAGCTTCTTCAGAGAGATTACGAGATTCGGCTACAAAACCTGTAAAGGTTGCGTAGGTATCATTAATTCTCTTTTGAAGTCTTTCTTTGCTTTCTTCTGAGAGTGCTTGGAATGGTGAACCCATACCTTTAAACTCACCAGCTTTGATGACGTTAATTGTTACGCCATTCTTTTCAAATGCCTTAGTTAATTCCTGATGAACCATAATTACACCAATAGAACCAACATCTGCATCTGGTGATGCAATAATTTCTTCAGCAGAAGATGCAAGAGCATATGCAGCGGAACAAGCGAACTCATCTACATAAGCAATAATTTTCTTTTGGCCTCTTGAAGCCATAATGTGACGTGCTAATTCAAAGCAACCTGAAGCTTCACCACCACCAGAATCAATGTGCAGAACAATAGTCTTAATTGACTCATCTGCTAAAGCTTCGTCAAAGCCTCTACGCAAACCTTCATAAGAGCTTAGTCCACCTGTACACATTGCATCAATGAATGTCATACGATGGGTTAAACCACCCATAATAGGGATAATAGCAATGTCATCTTTTACTTTTAAAAGACTTCTTGCTTCACCTTTGGGTTTATCAAAGTTTACTGCTGCTTGGACATCACCCAGCAATCTGTTATTCACATAGGTTGCTGCTGAGTGAGCTAATGATTCAGTGGCTAGTAAAGGTTGGTTGAATAATCTATCAGCAAGTCTGAAGATATTCGAACTCATTTTTACTCACCCTATTTGTTTAAATCTACAGAGACTGAAGAGATAACATAGATACCTTCTTCAGCAAAGAATTGAGGTTTGCTAAGAGCACCAGTTGCCACGCATTTATCGTTAGCATCCCACAAGCTATAGTGTGAGACCGTTGCAGAAGCTGGAACAGTAATATTAACTGCATCTTCTGAGGCAATTAAGCCATTATCCGGTTCAGAAAAATAAATAGCCACTGGCTGAGTAACCTTATTTGCTGTAGGGTCTGCCGTTGGGTCTACATTGTGTAAAATAATAGTCGTTGGGGTTAGCGTGGCGAGGATTTTATTCTTACCATCAATAGTTAATGTTCCCATTAATTAAACCTTACTTTTTGTTTAAGGACTGTTGAATGGTTACCAGATTCATCTACCACATTTACAATCATATCATATACTTTACCTTTGACAAGTACTTTGTAATCATTTTGTGAAAAAATGTATTCAAGTCTGTTTGTTTCTTTATTAACTGTCATTGGAGATTGAAATGCAGTGTCGAGGGTAATGAAAGCGGCTTCAATGCTATTAACATTGATACGTTTATTCTCGCAGTTATATAACTTTACACCCAAAAGGCATGAACTGTCAAATGGAATTTTAACAATTTCACTACAATTTCCTGAAATAAACGGTTTTCCACTCATTGGTGCATCAAGTAACCTACAAATAGTGAAAACGTCAGAGATTCCACCATCACTAACATAACCTGAAAGGCTGACCCTTGAGCCAGCCTCTACAGATAGCCTATCAGTAATGATAAGAACACCTCTATACGAATGCACTCGTGCAGCATTTGAAATAGAGATAACTTCAGCCATTATTTATTTGCCTTATTTGCTGTGCTTGGGTCTTTCGCTGAAGGTGTCTTTGCAGTACCTTCTCCAGCGGTCTTATAACCATCTCCTGAACGGCTTTGGCTATTCGGAGAAAGCTTTTCAGATACTGGCTGAGACTCATCAGCAGGAGGAAGACCAATATGCTCTCTAAGTTTGTTAGATAGCTCTTTGTCAACTTCCAAAGCACCTACTGCAACAGTCTTCTGAATATAAGAACCAATTGCTTCAAGGTCTGGAGTTTCGATATCATCATATGTGATTTGTACATGTTCTTCATCATCCCACATATTAAGAGCATAAGTCTGTGCAACTAAGTCACGGTTAATTACGTTCTTAATTTGCTTCAGCAGAATATCTACTGACATTGCTAATAGACTTGTCTTAGAATCTGCAAGAGAGAATGAACCGTACTTTGACTGACCCATAGCAAGAACATCTGACATAAATGCCATCATAATCTGCTTAGAATATCTGTCAATGATAGAGCCTGTGTCATATGCTTTAGCACCCTGTCTAGAAACTAATGAGAACTCAAAGATATCCTCTTTAGTTTCTGGGTCGATATATCTAGGCCAGATTAAACCTGCTCTGTCATTAGCAATCATATCATTAACAACAGTTTTGCAGTATTGTACGAAAGCTTTCTTTTCAGGTTCTGCATTTTCATCCAGATAATCTGGTGGTAAACCAATCTTTGGCATACCTACTAAGTCTCTTGAAACACCAACAGCTTCGTACTCTTCAATCTGTACTTTATACTTCCACGGTACATAAGCATTAAGTAATGGTGAACGACCTTCTGGATTTCCATATTCATCGTCATACTTAAACAGCATGAATTTAGCTCGTGGAAGTTTTCTTGTCAGTGGTCTTTCTCCGAGATTAATTGCTCCAGCAATATGTGAAACATTTCTCAGATTTTGTCTGACACCAGTAACTTTTCTAAAGTCTTCGTCAAAATACCACTTATCAAGTGTTGATTGGTTTCTGATTGGTAATTTAGCCCATCCAATTAAACCGTCATCAAATTTTGACTGGTACTTTCCTTTCTTACCCTGACGTTTCTTATAAACCTTTTCATTAACACAGAACCCATAAGTGCAGAATGACATTACAGAATTAATAAAATCTGCCCAATCATGCTCCATGTCATCCATTAAAGAATTAAAGAAGTCTGCTCTTTCAAGCATTTTAGGGTCTTGCTCTTTTCCCTTTGGAGGTACGAATCTCCAGTTGACTTTTCTGACAAACATCTTAATAATATTTACAGATGCTGCTACAGCAGGGTCACGCATCATTAATTGGAAAGTTTTAATACTTTCAGGGAACCTTAGTGCCTGACGAGGTTCTTCATAGATTCTTCCATTCTTAACCTTCAGACCCAAAGAACCTACTTCACCCATCCTAAATGGTGGTAAGCTTTCTTGTGTTTCTGTAATATCTGCCATTCTTCTTCACCTAGCTATCAACGTCTAAGCCCCTCATATGGGTTTCCTCTCACTAAGTCTGTGTGAGCACCCATTGATGGTGGCTTGAATAATTTAACTTCGTTAAGACTGTTGAAAGCATCACTGGTAGCATCCACTTGGTCATCTTTAGTTTTGCCATCACCACAAAAGCCTTCAAGCTCTTGAAAGTAAGCTTCGTTCCAACTACCTCTCAAGACTTTTACAAGTCCAGCTTCAGAAGCAGCAGAAAATCCCGCAAAGCGGGTAACTTTATCTTTATTTGTTGGTTTAGCTCTTGCACGATAGCCTTTCTCGGCAAGTTTCCTGATGAGGGATGTTGCGTAGGATTTACCAGCAGCGCCTGGGTCTTGAGGGATAAAAATACCAGTTCGCTTACCGTCACTTTCAGCAGTCAAATTAATTTGTGTTTCGACTCCAGAGGGTCTATCTCTAAATCTTACTACATCAATGATATAATAGCAACCGTCTTTTTTAGATTTACCCATCTTAACACCTGCTGTCCAGTCTGGATTAGGGTTAACCTCAGATGGTAAAGTTGCTGCTAAGTCCCATGCTCTAACATCAAATACATCTTCTGGGAGTGAATCAACAATCTCACACCATTGTCTTTGCCAATAGTTTGAACCTTCTGCACGAGCCTTCCAGTTACCGAAACGAAGTCTTGCAACGTTTACAGGAGTGTTGTTTTCCAACTTACCGCGATACTTTGGTTCTAAGAAGTCAAGAATTGGGTTATCATCAATCGTACCAGAGATGAAGGTGTATGTTTGAGGAATCTCAAGAGGGAACATTTCAAGAATCTTGTCTCTCTCCCAATCAGAAACCATCACACCATCATTCATTACATACCAACGAATACGACCACACTTCTCAGGGTCTGGATAACCTTCTTCATCTAAGAATGGTTCTACCCAATCGTAAATAAAGTGGTCTCTATCTGGGTTCATGGAAATCTTCATGTATGAATCACCTTCAGCACCAGAACGTAGACGGGTTTGTAGGTATGAAATCTGTGAAGCAGAGAAGTGTGTACCTTCGTCAAAGTAAATAGCTGAGTATTCAATACCCTGATGACCTTCAGCGTGCTTTTCAAGTTCTAGGTAGGTAAACTTGATAGTTGCCCCAGAAGGGAATGTGATAGTCATTTTCTGCTCGTGAGGAATCCCACCAAACTTACCAAATAGTTTCTTTGCAGCAGGCCATAAACCACCTTGTAGCTGTGTTGTATTTCGACGGAAATATACAGCATTATAGTTAGGGTCTTCAATAAATCTTAAAGAGTCCATTAACAATGCAGCAGTTTTACCAGCACCAGCAGCACCACCATAAAGAACCAAGTCAGCATTAGTGTTTAAAAAGACCTCTTGAGAACCCGGCTGAGGGGCTACATAGTTCTTATCAGTCATCAATTTAAAGATAAGGCGAACTTGGTCTGGTGTGTATCTTAATAAAGTCAGAATTTGAGTTGGAAGGAATTTAGAGGGGTCTTTACCGAATGATTTGATAATTTCTTTTACTTCATCAGAAAGCCCCAACTCTCCAGCTAGGACTTTCCTAACATCTTCCACTCGCTTCTGCTTAACAGCATTTAAGTCCATTAAGCACCTCCGCAAATAGAATTATTCAGAGTCTGTAGCAGTCTCTTCTTTCTTAACTTCGAACTTTGCATCAACAGCATCAAGAAGTGCATCCATAGATGCTTCTTTAATATCAATACCTGTTGCTACAGACAATCTGTCTGCAATTGCCATGATAGTATTCTGCATAAATTCTAGCTTCTTATTAGCTTCATAAAGTTCTTTATAAACGGTCTCGCTCATTATGTTTTCTCCAAATAGTTAATCATGTTTCCCCTTAAAAAAGACGGTACAGAGACCGTCAAGGAGAAACCACAATGTACGTCAGAGACATACTGTATAAGGCTTCTTATAAAGTATAACTCTGTAAAAAAGCCCTGTCTAAAAATACTCTTCGGTAGCGAAAGGAAGAATACTGATAGCAGGGCATTATTATTATTTTAATTGAGAGAGAGTAAAATAACTTGGAGAATCCGAAGGGACTCGAACCCTTATAAACCTGTTTTGCAGACAGGCACATAGCCATTTCTGTCACGGATTCAAATTGGAGGAAGATACCAGACTTGAACTGGTACACCGATTTCTCAGCTACTGGCAGTTTAGCAAACTGCTCCCTTACCTTTTAGGGTTAATCTTCCATTTATTTCTGTAATGCGCTCTTCATTTCTGGTGTTGCAATAGTGTCAATCACACCAGTTTTACAGGCATCATCAAACCAGTCTGGTAAGATACCTGCTAAGAACCCATTGATATTCGTTCTAAGGTACTCTGCAATAAGGGCAGCTTCTTCTTCAATCATCTGCACAACTTCATCTGCATAAGCTGTAATCTTTGAAATACCTTCATTAATCTTACTAACAGCCTGATTAGCTAAATCAGAAACAGTATCAAGACCCTCATCAATAGCGTCTTGTAAGTCACTTAACACACCATTAACACTATCTAGTGTACTGTTAATCATGTCAATAGCTTTTTGACCATACTCTGTAGCAACACCCATAATACCACTGAATGGTGTACAACCAACTTGTTCTCCTGCTGCACCCATAACATTGGAGTATCCCTTTGCTACCTGCATACGTGATGAAAACTCATCAATAGACTTTTGACCGTAGTCTGTCAGGGTCTTAGTAGTTGCTGTAGTGCTTGTAAGGCTTGTTGTAAAGCTGTTTAGAAGGACTGTTGTAAGTCCAGCAGCAACAAGCTTATCTTTTACTGTAGGGTCTGATACAGAACTAATAGAGCTTACAAGTGATGTAGAGGCAGCTACGGTTCCACCGAGAACTGCTGCACCAGTAATAAGGGGGTTAGAAAACCCTTTACCAGTTTTTAAGAGATTAAAAATCTCCTTACCTTGTTCTGTCATCTCTTTCATTAAGCACCTTTGAAATTGGTAGTCCAGTGGGATTTGAACCCTCTTCTCATGTTTTTCAGACACGCGCTTTAACCATATAAGCTACTTGGACTATAAATTGGGGTGACCTACGGGATTTGAACCCGTATAGACCATGTTCACAGCATGGGTCATTACCATTTATGATAAGGCCACATTTAAGGACTCTCGTAAGAATCCTTAGAAGTGGCAGCGGCATAAGGATTTGAACCTTAATAAGACAGCTTCAGAGACTGCTGCATTGCCAGTTATGCTATACCGCTAAATTTGGTACTCCATATCGGATTCGAACCGATACATAACACAGATTTTAAGTCTGGCCTCTCTGCCAATTGGAGTAATGGAGCATTGGCGGGGGATGTTGGAATTGAACCAACTTCTTCGATTTCAAAGACCGAGGTTTTAACCTTGTAAACTAATCCCCTTTAAATCTTTACTTTCTCAGTGGATGAATAAAGAATGCCAACATAACTCTTTCCCTTGAGAATGCTCTTTCTTCTGGGACAACACTTTTTAGTTTCCATCCAATATAAATTCTCCAGTAAAATTGTTTACCAAAGATTTTAATTGATGGGATAAAAGCGAATAATCCCCAAGCATTCCTGTTCCACATTAGGAGATAACCAGTCTGATTATCTTCAGGGTCAGAACTTACGTTGATATTACCTTTCCACTTAGTAACATCTTTTACATCTCTTCCTAATACATGGTAAGAGAAGTTATAAGCTTTGTTTCTCCAGAGCCATCCGACTCTTTGCATGTAGACACCTAGTTTACCAATCCATCTAATATTAGCCCATCTTTTAACGTGACCTTCATCACCATCAATTGGGTTGTCATATGTCTCCATCCATCTGAACCCGAAAGGTAAGTGTCCTTTCTTCTCACTGTAGAATGGAACTACAAAAGGTGCTAAGATAACTGCTAGTATTGCTGCAAGTGGTTCTAGCAAAGCTAAGAAAATCCATGAAGCATATTTTAAGTATCTCATTGTCTAACCCTCGTAAGGAGGTAAGCATTATTACTTGTTTCTGAGCTTTCTGGTAACATTGTCTCAAAATTGACACTTTTAAGTTGTCTTCCACCAAAGCAATGACCAATAAATCTTTCTACTTTTATTGGGTCGCATTCCCATCCGACTTTTAAGAAAATGTGGGTATCTATAGTGGGAACCCTTACAAACTCAATACTATTGGGATTTTCATGTTCAACGACGATTAATGTTTGCATAAATTCCTCTTGCTTATCTGGCGCAGGATAAGGGATTCGAACCCCTATTAACAGTTTCGTAGACTGTTGCTCTATCCATTTGAACTAATCCTGCAAAATTGGTGTTCCAAGACGGATTCGAACCGTCACTAATACAAGGTTTGAGCTTGCATCCTCTGCCAATTGGGATACTGGAACATGGTACTCACTAAAGGACTTGAACCTTTTTCTTCATCTTGTAAGGGTGGTGTTTTACCATATAAACTAAGCGAGTGTGAAAGAGGTCTGAAGTTGTGCCGCTAACTCAACTCCGTGGAATTTGTTACGGTCTTCAGTTGACTCAAAGCGGTCTTTCACTTGACCTCTGAATTGGTGCTCCCACAAGGATTCGAACCCTGATAAGTTGCTTACAAGGCAACCGTAATAGCCAATTATACGATAGGAGCATTAATTTGGAGCATCCAGAGGGAATCGAACCCTCAACCTCAGTTTGGAAGACTGTAATTTTCCCGTTTAAACTATGGATGCACTAATTGGTGGAGTCACTGAGAATTGAACTCAGTTCCCAAGTTTGCAAAACTCGAATTTTAACCATATAAACTATGACCCCATTGTTTGGTACAGGTGGAGGGAATTGAACCCATCGTCTTACTGATTAAGAGTCAGCCGCATAACCATTTTGCTACACCTGCATTAATTTGGTAGGAGACAAGGGATTCGAACCCTCAAACACCAACTTCTAAGGATGGTAGGTTTACCAATTACCGTCAATCTCCCATTAAATCTTTTTAGAGAACTTCTAAGAACCTAAGCAACAAGGTTCCACAACAAGCTGTAATAACCTTAGAAGCCCTCTAAAAAGACCTAAAAAGGTCTTTGCATAGTCTTGTTTAATCCGGTGACTAGAACCTTTGGAGAGCTTGATATTATCTCTTCTCCGTGACACCTACTAGGTGCTTTATCAGTGTGTACGACAATACACGAGGGATACCAAAGCAACATCCGAATGAAGCTTGGCTTTAAAATCTTATTAGGCGGTAAGTAAAGGAGTCGAACCCTCACCGTATCTCTACAGTGGCAACTGTTTTCAAGACAGTTTGGCTACCATTAGCCGCTACCTACCCCTAATAAGACTTTGGCATGGGACGGAGGAGTTGAACCCCTTTGAAACGGTGTTGGAAGCCGTTGCTCATGCCTTAGAGTCTTAACATCGTCCCATACTATAATTCGAAGCTTACCGTATTATCTCAACACTGTAAAGCCCCTTCTCAGATTATTTACATGTTCTGGAAAACATGAGATACAGACCACCTCCCTACAGGAAGACCCGCTTAGGTCGTCTAAGTAATCTGCTAACTAATTGGCACACCCTACAGGATTCGAACCTGTAACTAACGATTTAGAAGACCGTTGCTCTATCCAATTGAACTAAGGGTGCATTAATCTTTAAAGACTCTCTTAGAAAGCCCTTAAAGATGCCCACCTTATTAATCATACCGTGGGCTAGTACGCCAAATTCTTTGATGAGGGATTGGAAGACCTCACTGGTGTTTAGCCTATCAAGCTACTGCCAGAAAAACATTGTCGTTTGCATTTATTTTAAATTTGCAAAATAGACGCTACGCAACGAAAACTAAGGTTACTATAAAGTAGTCACATCTCAATGTCAACAACTTTATTGAAATTGGTACTGGTAGGTGGAATCGAACCACCAATGTTCCCTTATCAGGGGAGTGTTATAACCTTCTTAACTATACCAGCTTGGAGGTTCAGATGGGAATCGAACCCACATTCATAGGGCTTATGAGACCCTTGCATTACCTTATCTGCGACTGAACCATATTGGTAGAAGTGGAGGGAATTGAACCCATCGTCTTACTGATTAAGAGTCAGCCGCATAACCATTCTGCTACACTTCCATTAAATTATCTTTGTAGATAAGCTACCCAGACTTGCTTAAGGTCTGTAGCGATGTGCCTTTTTGGGTTTAAATCTAGAATTTACCCTTTCACCCTTTGTGGTCGCATACTCACAGGTAAGCTTAATAACTTATCTACAAAGATAATTACCAGACCGTTGTTTATCATCTTAAGTGCTACCATTACACCAACTCGACATCTGCCGAGTGAAGGAATCGAACCTTCGCCTTTTCTTTACCGAGAAATAGATTGTTTAAGTTTTGCTGTAAACGGTCTTCTGTAAATTTGTTGAGCCAGACCAAGTTTTAAATTTTTCAAAATTAAATTGGCTTGAAATTTTAAGTAACTTGCTGTATTTGGTCTTCTGCTCCTTTAAAGGATACTCGTAAGAACCCTTTAAGGGAGGGGCTAAATAGCCCTCTCAAAATTGGCGGTTACGAAGGGATTTGAACCCTCATCATCTCCCGTGACAGGGGAGTATTTTAACCAAATTAAACTACATAACCTTTATTGGTGTGCCGTGTAGGAGTCGAACCTACCGAGTCTCAATGACAAGGGATTTACAGTCCCCACCGCTACCATCTACGGGATAACGACACATTTAAATTTGGCGGTTAGTCAGGGATTCGAACCCTGTGCCATTCGCTTAACAGGCGACCGCACATACCTTATGTGCTTCCTAACCATGTTTAGCATTACCAGACCGTATATTTCAATTTTTCCGCTAAAAATTTAATAAATATTGCTGTAAACGGTCTTCTGTAAATTTGGAGGCGGGTGCAGGAGTCGAACCTGCCGATACCATGCTAATGAGACATGTGAGACGCCCTTTCTCTATACCCGCAATTCTTAATGACCAGACCAAATATCTTCTTTGTCCGATTAACTTTCAGATGAGTAGATTAAGTTTGCTGTAATTGGTCTTCTGTCAAAACTGGCGTTCCAGAAGGGATTTGAACCCTCAAATATCCACTTTGAAAGAGTGGTGACTTTACCATTTTGTCTACTGGAACATTAATTTGGTCTCTGTTGGAGGACTTGAACCTCCGGCCTTACCGCCCCAAACGGAACGCTCTACCAAGCTGAGCTAAACAGAGATAAACTTTTCAAACTCTATGTAACCACTTTAACATTATTTTTTAGTGGTTGTCAAGAACTTTTTTAAAATATTTTTCAGTATCTTAGAAAAGCTCTCGTTTCGTTTCTATGTAGAACATATTAAAGGGTATCAAACACATTGTCAATACCCTTTTTAAAACTTTTTACCAGATATAACGGTCAATCATTACTGCTTTGAGCATTACACTGATTGGGTCAAACTTCTCACCACCAAGCAGAGCTTTTAAAGTGGCTGGAGAGAACCCTGATACCATTGCTACACCATTATCCTTAACAGATACTTCGCAAGTACCATTACGGTTTGCTAAGTACCAGAATACCAGTTGTGGCATCTCATATCCAGCTTTTTTGTACTTACTCTGAATTGCTTCAAAGTTTGTACGACCGTTAGCTCCATCAACCTGATTGAACTCCATATCGGAGAAGATGATAAGCTTACTTGGCATATCTTTCTGAGTCAAGTTGTTTCTTTTACCTGTTTCAAGAATGCGGTCAAAAGCTGCTTGTAAGTTAGTTGAGCCATATTCAACGTGTCGCATCACCTGACGATGACGGTTTCGTAAATCACCACTCAGTTCGATGAAGTGAGGGTTTGTTGAATAAACCATTAACTCATTCTTAAAGCAACCTGTATTGCGTTCTGCTACATACAAGGCAAGTGATACACCAATATCCAGAGCAGTAATGGAGCCAAAATTCACCCAAGACATCGAACTTGATACATCAGACATACACAAGATGTTTTCACCTTCTGCCATCCAGTTTGGTAGTGCTTTCCACTGCTCATTAGCAACATCTGCATTACCATACTTGACAGATTTAATCACATCGTATGGGTAAACAGCACCAGCGTTAATCTTAGTCTCACCTTTTGATAAGGACTCGATGTAAGCTTTGTAACGTTCTCCATCCTTACGGTTAAACAGTTTTTGGTAACGTGCAGCAGCAAGTGAAGGAACCTTACTGTAGTCAATCTTGCCAAACTCATTAGCAGAGATTTTTTGCTCAACTGTATCAGATAGTGCAGACAACAGTGTGCGGTACTCTTTCTCATTCAAGTTGGCAAACTTGCAGAAACGTTTTACAAACTGCTTATGACGTGGTTTGACTCGTGGTAGCCACTTGGCTGCCAAACCTGCTGTTGCAGGGTCTAGTAATGCTGCTTCTAAATGTTTGAAGGCATCTGTCTCGAAACGAGTACCTACGAAGATTTTGAAGTCATCAAAACGACCAAGTTCTGCAATCTTATCCATAATGCGAAGAACCTGTGTAGGCTCTAAAACTTTATCTTCAATTGCTTGAAGCAAAACAGTTCTGAAGGCTTTACGCTCACCCATACCTTCTCGTACATCTCGCATATGCAGTAAAATACGAACTGCAACATCAACATCCTCATGCAAAGCTTTGTAGAACAGGTCTGGTAAGATTTCTACGTTGCTACGGCTTGAACCAGCAGCTTTGTAAAAGTCTACAAGAGCAGACATTGATGAAGTATGGTTTACAGCACCATTTTCAGTTCGACCTGCATGAAGGTGCGCATGTTTAAATAATTCGCTCATATTTTACTCTCTTCTCTCATTTGTTGTTTGATGTGACAGACTTTAGAGCAACTTTGAAGAGTCTGTCAACACCTTTTAAAATTATTTTTTAAGCGTTGCTACAGCAGAGAACGTTGGTTTGTTATCTGTCTGAGACTGACCGCCGTTATCAGGGGTCTTCTTAGTGTCTGCTGCAATTGCTTTCATCTCACCTGCTGAGTGAGTCATGATAGTTTTACCGACCTCAATCATGCTCTTGATGGTTACGTCGTCTGTGTTTAACCCGAACTCTGCAAGCTTAGCAGCGTCCCTTGTAACAATCGCTTCAAACAACTTTGCAGCAAACTCAGCAGAATTATCAATGGTCAGTTGAGCTTTTACAAGTGAGCTTTTGTTACGAGAGCCTTTTGGTCTTCCAGATGGGTTTCCAGATTGGCCTTTTTTAAACTGGCCTTTGTTTGTTCTGTTTTTCATTGGTATGCCTCTTATAAGACCTCTTAAAAGGCTTTTAAGATAAAAGATAGATATCCAGAAAGATATCTGTTTAAATAGCCTTTTTAGAGGAACCTTTTAAGTTATCTTCTAAGTATTTATAAGCCTACACCTTGTCAAGTACTTTGTCAACAACTTTTTTAACTTGCAATAGTTCTTGACTTGTTGTATGGATTACTGTACCATCTTACTTAAAGCTGTAGGTCTGCCTTGTTCTACAAAGGAGACTTAATGAGAAAATCAAATAAACCGAAGAAAGGTAAGAATACCAATCACTGTAAGGAATCAAAAAGGGTAGAATTAATCTACTATTCATCCTCTGAAATTGGTCTGTACCTGTTCTTTCAAAATTACAGAAGACAAGAGGATTATCTATGTGTAGTTCCCAATTAGAAATCGCAGATATTATAGATTTATATCAAACTGCAAAGAGTCATGGCTATATAACCTCAATTGGAAAGAATAGTCACTATGATGCTTTGACTGGAATGTATTTCAGGGCAATGGCTCAATCTAGTGAACAACACTTAATGGTTTCTTCCAGTGAGTTTACTTCGTTTCTCTATTGCAGCAAAATTATAAATCGCAGGAGAACTGAAAAATGTTAACAGTAAGTTTTAATTACAATAGTGATGGCTCTGTATCAATTAATTCGCCATATGCAAATGACCTGCTTAAAGAGCTAGTCAATCAGTGTGATAGAGGTCTTCACTATGTTCAAAATTCTTTTAAACAGAAGACTATTGCTAATAACTTGATGCGTGTAACAGTAACGGCATCGAATCCAAATTATGACTTTGATAGTGAAAGTCCGTACTCATTAGTTGCGCTTGGAGAGAGCAGCCAATTCAAACTTGTTTGCCACGACTCAGAAACATTCCTTAAGGTATTTTCAAACCTTATCCATAATAATAAGTACAGCTACGTTGACGGTAGTGTAAATTTCTATCCAGCAAACTATACATGTTTGTTGGTTGATAATATGAGAAAAAGTAAGCAAGAGCCTACAGAAATTTCATTTGATGTGAACTCTAGTCCAGACGCAGAAACAAGTAAGAACTTTGATATGAGTTACGCATTGTCACTCAGTAAGAAATCCGAGTTCATTGATTATGTCAATGGATTTGGTTTTAAGTTTGATGAGAGTATGAATCTTAAAAAACTTAAGAACCTGCTTAAGACCAAAGCTTAAGTGTGAATAGGGGCTGATGCCCCTTTAACTATTTATAAGGATATTTAATGAAAGCTAAGAGTGCAAAAGACTTTTATTGCTTCCTACAATCCTATATCAATTCCGTGCAAAATGGTGAAAGGTACAACCTTAATGATGTTATCCCAACACCTTTGACATGGAGACTCAGTAAATGGCCTGAAGAAGATATTACACCAACAATCGAACAACGCACCTACAAACCTGAAATCAATATTCCAGATTCTGAGAACCTATTATATCCAATGTTCCATATTGTTGGACTTGGAAGATTCCTTATGGATATCCAGTATGTAATTGGTAAAGGTTATAAGGTTAAAGGCATTGTTGTTGGTGATGTATCTCCGCATCACAAAGGTTATTTTAGACTAAACGCACATTTAGAGGCTAAAAAGAAATGATTAAAGCAAAGACTTACCCAGACTTCAAAGAGTTTGTGAAGGGCTTCGTTGCAAATGTAAAGGCTGGTAAGAGATATGATTTTAGAACATATCAAGAGGCTATTTTACCACTCACATATAGTTCATATTGGCCTGAAGCTGATATTGCAGAAGTTGAGAAGTTTGACTACAAACCAGACTATAAAGTCCCATTTAGTGATGAGTTGCTTTACAGCATCGGTGCTCAAATGAGAACTTCTGACTTCTTCATGGACTTACAATATGCAATTATCAATGGTAAAGACGTTGACACAGTTTATTGTGAATGGCTGGCAAGAGTTAAACCGTTCTCAATGTTGAATGCTAAGTTGAAGGATGCTATCAAGCCACCATCAATCACTCAGCAACCAACCAATCAAACAGTAAATGAAGGTGGCACACTTACCCTAAGCGTTATTGCAACTAATGCCACTGGATATCAATGGAAAAAAGATGGTGAGGATATCACTAGCGCCACATCTGCAACCTACACAAAACAGTCTGTAGCACCTTCTGATGCTGGTTCTTATACTTGTGTTGTTTCTGGAGAGGCTGGTACAAGTGTTACCTCAGATGCGGCAACAGTTACTGTCAACGCACTGCCTGTGATTACACAGCAACCTTCTAGCCAGACCATCAATGAGGGTGGAAACATCAGCTTGGAAGTGACTGCAACGGGTGCAACGGGTTACCAGTGGAAGAAAGATGGCTCTGACATTCCTTCGGCTACAGAGGCTACCTATAGCAAGTCTGGTGCGCTGCCAGCAGATGCAGGTTCATACACTTGCGTTGTAACAGGTGCAGGTGGTTCTGTTACTTCTAGCCCTGCAACTGTCACAGTAAATGCTTTGCCAGTTATTACCAAGCAGCCAACCAATCAGGTAGTTAATGAGGGTAACTCTTTGACACTGAGTGTTGAGGCTACAGGTGCAGAAGGTTACCAATGGAAAAAGGACAATGTGAACATCCCTAGCGCAACTGGTGCGACTTACACGAAAGCTAACGCAGTTCCTGCCGATGCTGGTTCATATACCTGTGTAGTTACTGGCGCTGGTGGTACAACAGTCACATCCAATGCAGCAACAGTTACTGTGAATGCACTTCCAGTAATCACTCAGCAACCAACCAATCAAGAAATCAATGAAGGTGAGACCTTAACGCTGAATGTTGTGGCAACAGGTGCGACAGGTTACCAGTGGAAGAAAGGTGAGGAAGACATCCTCGATGCAACTACTGCAACTTACACCAAAGAAGGTGCAACCGCTGCTGATTCAGGAAGCTACACTTGTGTAGTTACTGGTGCAGGTGGCTCTGTAACATCTAATGCGGCAACAGTTACAGTTAACCCAGCAGGGGAGGCATAATGCAACTCTCACAGAAAGGTTTAGAAGCTATTAAGTTCTTTGAAGGTCTTAAGCTGGAGGCTTACGAAGATTCTGCTGGAATCCCCACAATTGGGTATGGGACTATCCGTATTGCTGGTAAACCTGTTAAGATGGGTATGAAAATTACGGCTGAACAAGCTGAACAGTATCTTCTTGCAGATGTTGAAAAATTCGTTGCAGCAGTTAACAAAGCTATCAAGGTTCCAACTTCTCAGAATGAGTTTGATGCACTTGTAAGTGAAACATACAACATTGGTATCACGGCTATGCAGGACTCCACATTTATCAAGCGCCACAATGCTGGTAATAAGGTTGGTTGTGCAGAAGCTATGCAGTGGTGGAACAAGGTCACAGTCAAAGGTAAGAAGGTCACTTCAAACGGCCTGAAAAACAGACGTAGAATGGAAGCTGACATTTATCTTGACAGTGTATATCCAAAGTAATATCTTCATAGGCTCCTTCGGGAGCCTTTTTTATTTTCTAAGGAGAAAACTATGAAACTTTGGGCTAGTGACTTTGGAACTTTTAAGTACACTCGTAATGGCTCGCTTGTACGCATTGTCGGGAACAATGTGGTTTCAAGAGGTGACAAGGTATATACACGGTTTACTGTAGAGCTTGTTGAGTTGTCACCTATTGAGTCTGTGAACAATGGCCTGTTCAAGTTTGAGACTTACAATGTCAACGAACATGGACAATTCAACCCTCTTGGTGAAAGTGGACTTGATATTATTTCAGAGCACCCATTGACAAAAGAGCAACTTGCAGGTTACTATAAATCTGTTCTGGAAAGGCAGTTAGCAACACATGAACAAGAAGCTAACTACCATCTACAGCATTGCGAAACTTTAAGAGCAAAAATCGAACAAGCAGAGAGAGGTTTTTATGAATAAAGATGTTAGAGATATTCAAGTAAAGGTTGACACATTTGGTCATGATGGTCGAGAAGACATCGGTTTTGCCGACGCAGTAATATTCAAGTGCAACGGAGATTTATTCCTTCGTTTTACAGGGTCTGGAAGCACCCTTCATCGGGTGCGAGATGATGAAGATGGCTGCCCTGTATTTGGTTGGTTTAACACAGAGTTCCCTCTCTACGTAATCCACTATCCAGATGGTGGAGAAGACTGGACAACTCAATCAATCTTTGATGAGCTTAATGGTGTTCCAGTTGAGCAAGAAGAGCAAGAAGAGCAAGAACCTGTTGAACTCACCTTCACTTTTATCAAAGAAGAGAAAGTGGGTGATTTGTCAGTAACTGAAGCAATTCAAGTCTCACAGGTTATTCGTTAATGAGTAAAGTACAGGTTGTTTTCCCTATTTGTGACTTCTCACTAGAGCGTGAACTAGACCTGTACGAAGAAATTACTGACGAAATTATCTGGTCTGTTGTAGAAGAGGCTATCAAGAAGCTGTATGGTGGCCTCTTAAACCCATCAAGTAAGAAGTTAAGCACTAAGCAAGTAGCTGACCCATATGTTTCATATGATGCCTACAACAAACCTTTTGAGAATACCTGCTTTGACCTTATGGTAGGTAATAACAAAGTCAACTATTTCTTCGTCAGAGAGTTTAACGATGAGTAAGCTCCATGTCACAGTGTACAAAAACTTCTCAGATATCAAAGAGTCTTTAACAAATAAGCTTGACTTACAACGTAAAAGACTCTTTTTAATGTACGACATAGACAACTACAACCATCCTAAAGAGTTTAACTACAAAGATGGTACAAAGGTCGTTGAATTTGAAGATTCTGTGACGGTGTATGTCAAGCATGACTTACCAGCAAAGTACATAGGGATGTTAGAGTACTACATATTCAAACATACAGGTATGCGTGGTGAAGCTGTTAAGATATCTTCTATAGAAGTTTTTGAGAAACCTAACACACAACTTAAAAAGTATTTAATGAGGAAACTGTAATGTCCGAAGAGCAACAGAATATTACCCCACAAGTAACATTAGTCCAACATTTTGGAAATATTGAAGGTTGTATTGCACTTTTTCAACCAAATATCAACTCTCCTGTAAAAGTTTGCAAGTTGACTATGAATGTCAACAATATCAGTGTTTGCCTTGTTGAAGAGGTTCAATATTTCAAGTTCAATGACAGAGAGGTTGATGCTGCACTATTGAAGTATCGAGCAAACCTCGAAAAAGATATTGACCACAAAGAACTAGTAACACTGTTTGGTGACCTTCACAAGCTTCTTGAAAAGGTTATGAAGCGCACATATTACATGAACAACGGTTCAATCATCACCACTTTGATTTCACCATGTATTTCAGAGCCAATTTTAACTGATGACGGTGGATACTACGTGGTAGCATCAGCAGATTCTGATTGGTGGATGAAGAACACAGCACTTAAGACAGTGATTGAGGCTATCCGCGAACATATCCCTTCATTCAGCCCGTGGAAAGGTAAAAGTGATGATTTCATTGCACTATTGAGTGAAGAGAGTAACAAGCGCAGTGCATTACTGCCTAAAAAATACTCTTGACCGAGTATACAATATTGCTTATGATGGGAGCTATCGAGAGGTAGTTCCCTTTTTAGTTTCTGGAGAATAGATATGGCTAAAGTGAAAGAGCACGATAAAATTATTTTGTATGTTAAACAGAATCCTTCAAAGAGTGTTGAGGCTGTTGTAACATACATCTCACACAATGGTACAGTTTATTTCCGACCACTGAAGAACTTAGACTTTGACACAACACCAAACCACACATTCACTACTTCTGCAAGACTGTGTGCAGGGACTGTATACTCAACTGCTGAGATTGAGTCCTTATCTTTCACAGGTGCTTACAAAAACTTTATAGGGATTGCTCTAAAGGACTCTGAAGAATCTTTTAAATTTTTCATGGAGACTAATAAAGGTTGCTACGCACATGTTATGCCAGTCTATAAGAAAGTTGACACAGAGCTTACCAGTAAGTGCGAAGAGCTTAGTAGTGACCTGAAGGAGCGTAAAACAGCTACTCAGAATGCTATTTACATCATTGAGAGGAACCATTTAGAAGTTCTTTTCAGAGATATGCTAAAAGCAGGGTTTACTCCAAACGAAATTACAAGAGAAACACAACGCCAGTTCAGAAATGCTATGGTGAAAGAATGAAAAAGTTAACTACAGTTGAAGATTACTACAAACTATCCCTGTTAGAGCAGTATCGCAGAAGCCAGAATATCAGAAAATGCTATGGTAAACACGCTGAAGGTGACTTTTACCGTTGTTACGATGCAGATTTAAAAGGTGTAACACCTAGAGGGAAAGTCCTGCAAAGACTTGTTGACCTTGAGTGGAACAAACGATTGAGAGGGTTTGGAAAATGATTTACGAAGAAAGATACAAAATAGATTACCAGAAGACTGGTCATCATACTTCTCTTAGAGTAACCAAACCGAATGGAGATACCGGTATCATAGCACATTTTGGTGGTGATTATTGGTACGGTACAGGTTGCTTTGAGGGCTACAGTCAAGAATACTTGAAAGCTTTCTACAGAGACTTTACAAACGACTACAACAGGGTTGTTGACGAAAAGAACAAGTGCATTAAGCATGAATATCATGCCAGAGGCTGCCTAAATATTGTTATGATACTAGTGTTCTTCTTAGCAACATTACTAGCTGTATCAGCAATCAGCTACATAGCTCAAGACTTGACAATTACACAGATTACTGCAAAGCTACATGATATCTGGTACTTGTATGTTGTTCCTTTAGCTGGTATCATCATCTCACTAATGAGGTTCAGAGTTCATAAGAAACGACTTAAGGATTCTGAGGTTAAACTTGAAGAGGTAAGTAAAGAATGCAACCTACAATTATAGCTGTATGTGTTCGTTTTGCAATCGCTGAAATGATTAACAAGGCAATCTTAAAAGATGCCTATGGAGAGACTAAGTAATGATTAAGACACCTGTACCAATTTTTGGATTTCCTTCTATAGAAGAGTTCAAAGTTTATCTTGACAAAAACTTCTACAACGAGCAGCCTGTTACTTTGCTGAAGAGTGACTTATCAGAGCTTCTTGATATGGTTATTAAGGCAACTTCTGAGAAGGAGCCTGAACAGAAAGCTGAGAAGAAGACTAGTAAGAAATCCGATAAGAAGACTGAAAAGTCTGAGTAATAACTTAGGGGTTACTTGATAGCCCCTTTGTAGAAACTTAGAAGGTAGCGAAATGAAAGAGCTTATTGGTAAAAGATTGACAGTTTACTGCTCTAAAACAAAGAAACCACTCACTTCTGTGAAGGTTTTTGATGTTGACACCACTGGTGTAGAGTACCCAATCCAATGCACAATAATTACTCCATTCAATGCAGATGATATGGACTTTAAAGAGTGTGAAGTGATATCTTTTAATGCTGATGGGTATTGGAGAGGTAAGTTAAACAAGCAATCAAAAGATTTTGATATGCAAATCCTTATCAATGAAGGCTATATCGGTGTAAAAGATATCCTCGTAGAAGCCTATGAAGAGGGTATAATAGATGTTGTGCATGATGTTGAAGAAGCTTTAAAGCTCATTATGCCACATTTAGAATCTGGAAAGCTGACTTTAGAAATGTTTAATAGGGTTATTCGGAGAGCTTATGAAAGTAAAAGAGATAGTGCAAAGAGCAATGCTTGACAACTCAACTAAAGATGAGATGTACACAGAAATTTGTGATAAGTTGAACTGTTCAAGACATGCTGCTAAGGTTCTTGTACATTGTTTTATCTGGGAATGCTCAGAAGCTTATATGAAACACGTAGCTTTTGAGAGTTCTCATTTACTCGGTGATGCAAAAATAGGTGTAGCACTAAAAGAGCCTGAGATGAAAACAGTACCTAAAGTTGGTAATGTGTATAAACTAAAAAATTTTATTACAGGCGAGATTGTTGCAGAAGGTGAAGTGCAACAGGTTTATCATGATGGTAAATATCTGTTTAAGATATTCGAGTATGATAGTCGTTACAGACACTTATGTGGTATTACATTTTTAGTTTCAGAGGATGACCTCATAAAGAACAATAGTAATAAATTCGCAGTACCAGAATATCAAGTTTTACGATAATGGTGTGATAGATATGGAAAAAGATAACTTAAAAGATGTTGAAGGTAACTATCTAGTCCTTGACTGGAAGGATGTTCGGGAAGCACTCTCCGAAGAAAATCTTGACTGGTTCGAACAAATTATCTTTGCAGTACGGCATAACCGAGAAGTTGAAAATGGTAAAGAGCCATTAGAAGGAATCTTTGTAGAGAGGTCTTATCCGTTCTATGAAGACACTTTGCAGAAAGTTAAGATGTACTTTAAACAGAAGAACCGTAAAGTGGTCACTATGGTATCTCTTGGTGGACAGAGTATGTCTGTGATGGAAGATATCAACCCTAAGAGACCGAGTAAAGGCGTTTGTATAAAAATCACAGGACATGAAGAGTATATCTCAGTTGATGACTTTAGTGCATTCTGTAATGGCTCTTGTGTCTTTAATGGTTTTCACTATGATATCCGAGTGTACCCAATCAAGGGAGATGATATCATGATGCAGGTATTTGATAACAACAATGGCTTTACTCATTTTTATCAGACAACCAAGTCATCACTAAAAACAGTTCTGGAAACACTGATTTAAAATATCTTAAGAGCCTCCTTAATTGGGGGCTTTTTATTGAGTAAAATTTACGAAATTTATATTTTTATAAAATTTTATCGGTTGTCCCAACCTCTGGGTCACCATCATATGTGAACAAAATATCTACCCTTCTTAACAACCTTCTTAATCTTACTCTCTATATAGTTATATAGTACTATATAGTATCTTAGTAACTATCTAGTGGTCTTAATAGCCCTCTGTATAGCCCTTCTAAATAGCCATCTAAACACTCTTCTAACAAGCCTTCTAAACAACCTATACAATCATCTTAACCATCTCTCTACACACTCTTAGAAGCTCCTATACACCTCTTAATCTCTATGTAAGCTATGATACTCTCTATAGGTGTTCACTAGGTATTACTAAGCCTCTATATAGACTGTTTTAGCCAACTTAACAGGAATATCTTTACAGACCTTATCTCACAAGGTCTAACACGGTACTAACAAGGTATCTTATAAGCCTGTTTCTACCTGTATTTTAGAAAGACTGTATAGGTAATTATTCAGAATTTTAAAATTTTTATAAAATAGGACTATCAAGTCATTTTTTAGGGTCTTTGAAGGAACTGAAAAATATCTGATTAGGATGTATATCTGCTTGGTAGCCCTTAACAGCTCCCTTACAAGTACTTTGCAAAATTTTAAAATATCCTTAACAATCTCTTAACAGTTCTCACATCTTCTTAACAACTCTTCAAAGGTCTTAACAGATTCTTAACAAGTCTAACAAGGTTGTAACAGTTTTCTAACAAGACTTAATAGGGCTTTACAGAATCTTAACAGATGACTAACAAGAGCTAACAAGTTAATTTTAAAGAGTTATTTTGTTAAGATAATTAACAAGTTTCTAACAAGTGTTTAATCTTTTTAACAAGCTATTAACATGGTCACTATCTCTTTCTTATCGTTCCCTTTCCCTTCTTAGTGATTCCTTAAACATACCTCTTAAAAGCTCTCTATAGCTCTCTATAGCTCTTTATAAGCCCCTTTAAGCCTCTTCCTAGTATTTACCCCCCAACTGTACAGATAGCTCTTTATAGGTCTTTACAGGAGCTTTTAAGGCTATGTCAAAGACTCTTACAAGGCTTTTACGTGGTCTTAACAGAGATTTAACAAGGGGCTAACAAGTTGCTAACAAGTGCCTTAAAAGCATAACTATGTAGGGTTTGTTAAGAAATTGTTAAGAAAATGTTAAGGGGGCTAGCATTTACGTAACTTTATAGCCTCTTTTACGTAACTTTGAAGTAACTTTATAGCCCCTATAACATGTTTTTTAGTGACTAGCAAGGGGGTTGTTTAACCATTCACAAGATACTAACCAGCCTATAAGCTTACACCCTTATAAGATTCTTTTAAGCCTCTATAAAGCCCTGTAAAGAGCTTTTTAAGATAGGTTAATGCAATCCCTTAAGTTAGGTTGATAAGGCTGTTATAGAGCTTTATAGAGCGTTTAAATGGGCCATCCCCTTTCTGGGGTTATTGGCTTTTATTTAAGTTGATTTGATAAAAGGTTATAGAGTAGACTATAGAGTTATTGCTTTTAAGGTCTGATAAGATTCTGGAAAGGAAAGGGAAAGGGATTGTATAAGGATTCGATAGACGTAAAAAAGCCCCTATTTAAAGGGGCTGTTCAGGTATCTGGGGCTATTTAGCCCCGCTGCGTCGATTAGTTATAATCTTGTTTGTTGTAGTACAGGGAGACGATTTTTTCTCCCCAATAGTGATAAGTATAACCATCCTTGAGAACTTCTTGTTTTGTTTCCTCCCAGAACTCATCCGAAGGATTATAATCTTTGATGGTCTGACTGATAAGACCTTTCACCATTTCAAAGGCGTTATCAGTGCCTGCAATGTCAAATTTAACATCCAGAGAGGAAAAACCGAACTCGTTAACAGTAGCGCGGATAGTTGCCATTTTTGAATCTCCTAGTTTAAGGGTTTTATTTAATGGGGAGGTTATCGCCTCCCGTTGATTAGTAATTTACTGCATATTGGCGTATGTTGCAAGCCTTTTTTCGTTGTATTTTGTAAGAATCTCACAAGATAAAACATCATATTTTGTAACAGCTTTGCCTTTGTCGAGGTCAAAGAATCCAAATGATTTACCATCTTTGAATCCGACAACTTCGTAAGATTCTTTAATGATTTCACCATTGAACAAATCGCTTTCGATACGGTGGAATAATGCTACATCCTCTTTGTCGGTTGCAATTTGTAAAAGAGTGGTCAGTTCGACGTGTTCCATTTTGAATCTCCAGTTTAGGATTTTATTTAGTGGGGGAGGTCATCCCCCGTTGATTGACAATTTACAGACTTTTGATTGTCTCGTCAATATCTTTTTCAATTTCTCTTAAAGTTTTTTCTAAGTTCTTGATATTCAGCATTAACCCCTCTCCCAGTGTCTTAGCGTAACCATTTGGGCGATGGTCATAAAGCTCGATTTCTTCCACTTCGTAAAGGCTGACATTGAAGCCCCCTACCCCGTAGGCTGTGGATGAAGTGCCTTCCGGTGCTTTGTAGTACTTATTGAGATTCTTTAAAGAGCGCTCGTAAGCCATACGATAACCGTTTAACACTGTTTTAGTGCAATCTCGTACACCTTCACACTGTACCGCATACTTTTCTAAGAACAGCGGGAGGAGTTCCGCTACCGCTTGCATGAAGTTCGATACTACAACGGTAGAAACATTACGACGATGAACGTAATAAGCCCCGTTTTCTGATTTAGTGATAGTTGCGAAATGTTCACCATTGCAACGGAATTCATAGGTATCTTTTACAGGCTTTGACATGACATGAATTGAACGGATGTAGTTGATAGCTTTGAACTTGTTCATTTTAGAATCTCCTAGTTTAAGGGCTTTGTTTAGTGGGGAAGTTCATTCCCTCCCCGTTGATTAGTAATTTACTTGTTTTGATATCTGATTGCAAGCAATTTTTTAAGCTTATCTATAAAGAAATCTTTTAAGTGAATCCCTTTTAGATAAACCCCCTCGAACAAAGTTACCAATGTCAATGGGTATTGTCAACACTTTTTTAAAAGTTTTTTATAAGTTATTGATTAACTGATGAATATTTTTTCAGGCTTTACATAGCTGATACGCTGACTTTTTAGCAGGTCATCCCAGATTAACGCGGCGATATGGGCATAACCGGATTCACGTAAAAGTTTCATTGTTTTACTTCTCGTTTCAAAACGGCTTGCATAGTACTCACTATTCAGTGTCGTTTTATTCCCTTCGTTGTCTACATGGATAATCTGCATCACTTGAAAGGGGCTTGTGTCCTCGCCTTTATTCCACTGTTCAAAGTATTTTAGGCACTGCATAGGTGACATCTTATCACTGACCTGAGTTGACCAAGATGCGCCAGCTTTATCGGTAATTACGGTTACATAAGCCATTTTTAGATTCTCCAGTTTAGGACTTTATTTAGTGGGGAAGGTCATTCCCTCCCCGTTGATTGACAATTTACAGATTTTTATCAGGCTTGTCTAGTCTTTTTCAATGATAATTTCATACTGACCATCAACACTATCGAAATAGATTCCGTCGTCATCTTCTGTCTTAAAGTAACACTGAATATCATCACTTGCGGGGTAGTCTTGCCTTGCTATCTGGCAAACTTGAATAGCATTTTCTTTACTTCCTGTAAACTCTTCAAGCCCTTTAAAATCGCATGAATGACCGTTACAAATAGAAAGGATGAGGTAAACGGTTGTAAGCATGATTTAAGCCTCCCAAAAGCCCCTGTAAGGGGCTAAATAGTGTTTATAAGGTGATTGCATAGGTTTTTAGAAAAAGCTCTTTAAATCCTCTTCTGTGATGTTTCCTGTTAGTGTATCCATGATGTCACAAAAAACCTGAATACTGTCCGACTGTTGAACACTTTTAGCAAGAAGCTCCAGAGACTCATCAAGATAATTTAAATTTGGGTTATCCAATGAAGGAAGACAAAAAGGTGAAAACATGGCATTAAATTCAGTGATGTAAACCTTTTTAATCCAGCTTATATCAAAATACTCTGTAAAACTTGCCACGCTCGACATATTATCACAAGAATAATCATCATTCAACTCATCCTCTGGAATATCAAGTTCCAAGATAACAATATTTTGAGTTTTCATCTGAAAAGCTGCCGTTATAGTGGCATTGCCAAGAGCTTGCTGGATACCTTCAGAGATTATTTCTTCCTCATCGTCGCCATAGATTTTATTTTCTGGATACACGTAAAAATTGCCGTCCATATCCGAACAATTCCATGCGCCTGATGGTTTATCACCGTTATTAATCAGGTTGAGGAAATTTTCTTGAGTAGTACCGTGAAAACATTTCATTTTTGAATCTCCAGTTTAGGATTTAGTGGTAAAGCTCTTTATCTGGGGCTTAAGATATCAACTTTTAAGCCCCTTGTAAAGTACTTTATTTGTTATTTTTGACAACTTTTAAAACTGCAAGATAACCTAAGCAATAAGAATCCCCGAAGAGAGTTCTACCCATGAAAGAGTCCTCTTTGATATCCTTTGCAGTGACAGTTTTTTCTACGCCGTGGGAAAGGACTACATCACCGACTTTAATATCTTTGATGTGTGCAGTCTCGATAGATACGCCGTTAATAATAGCCATTTTAGAATCTCCAGTTTAGGATTTAGTGGTAAAGCTCTTTATCTGGGGCTTAAGATATCAACTTTTAAGCCCCTTGTAAAGTACTTTATTGCGTCTTCTTCGTAAATATTAGTTTTACAGCGATTGTTGGAAGCTCTTCGATATTTGTAAATAGTGTTACTTTTTGAGTAGTAACCTTGTAACCGTTTTTTGCAGCGTAACCCGTAAAGCGGTTAACCGTGTAGCTATATGTTTTTGGTGTATTGTCTGGCATATGGTACAGGAAAGGTTTGCCTAAATTTTCTGGTTGCGTCAACAGTCGGCAAGTATCAGGGATATTTAAAAAATTCATCATTTTAGAATCTCCAGTTTAGGACTTTATTTAGTGGGGAAGGTCATTCCCTCCCCGTTGATGTGTAATTTAATCTATCTAAAAATCAGTGTCAACAAAATTTTTTAAAGTTCTGCATAAATTGCATCACAGATATTACGGAAGTCATGATTAGTCAAATTACGCTGCAACCAAGTGGCGAAAAAGTCAGCGATTGCAAAGTTAGCATCATACTCGACAGATAGCCACACTTTAACAGCAAATCGGAACATTTTCAAATCTAACTCTTTATTCATTACCTTAGATTTGCCTAACATGTCGGACATTTCATATTGCGCACCGTCTAGCGTGATACCTGCTGCAACGTCAGCCAATGAATTTTTTACGTTTTCAACGTCTAAAATAACGCTTTGAATCTTCCCGATAATGTTGTGCAATGTCTCATCAGGTGCTGATGACGTAATAACATTAATCCGGTTGACGGTCAAACGTGCTTTTAAAATTGATAATTCACGGTTATTAATAGCCATTTTAGAATCTCCAATTTAGGATTTAGTGGTAAAGTTCTTTATCTGGGGCTTACTTTATCGAACTATAAGCCCCTTGTAAAGTACTTTATACTAAATGCAGCTTTTTACCTTTTACTATAATGTAACTCGATGCGCTATTGCTTTGCACATCCTGATAAATTCTGCGCAAACGTCCTTCGTAGTATACTTTCCAACTGGTTGGAATCTTTTTCCCGTATCCTGTAGCAGTTTTTTGGAGTCCTGCAACTTGCCAATCCAAAATGTGCTGTTCAGCTTGTAAATCCTCGAAGTGCATTACACCGTTCACATAGTGGCGTAGGGTTACGTTTAAGGTGCGACCGTTGTTAGTAGTGTACATTTTAAAAGCTCCTAGTTTAAGGGTTTTATTTTGACAGTTCACTAATTAAGACATCAAAGATTATATCATTATCTGCTACAGTTGCAACACCAGTGATATAATCAATTTCTAGGATAACAACAACTTTCGTACATAAACCGTCATCTATATCATTCCAGACAACTTTATCACCTGCACAAAACATTTTCAGAATCTCCAGTTTAGGACTTTATTTAGTGGGGAAGGTCATTCCCTCCCCGTTGATGTGTAATTTAACCTATCTAAAAACCAGTGTCAACAGTTTTGTTTTCGTTTGCTCAATTCTTGAACAATTACAGCATGATAGTCTTTTAAATCACTGATATTTAAAGCATTTATCAGAGAGTTATAATCATCGACTAACTGAAAATTATCTTTGAAGATGTCACTTATCTGATAGGTTTTCGCTTTATATCTGAAGCTCATCTCTAGCCGCTTTATTTGCTCATCACTGAGGCGCCCTAGAAAGCTTTCTACAAGGTTATTACTAACCTGCTGTGTGATTGACTTATTTGCTAGATTATAGGCTTTATATGCCTTATATAGCGCGAAAATGGCAATGATTGCAGTGATACCAGTCATTAACATGGTGTTTCCTCTTTACGTGATACTTTGCCATTTACAGTTATCTCATAGGATTCTAATAAATCGCTTTTAGACTTTACAGGACTTTTAAAAGTATCATCATAAATATTAACTTGCAATACAGGCTTTTTATATTCCCTACAACTATTCCATAAGCAAATCACTACACGACGGCCTTTTATTTTGCCGTGTAACCATTCCATAACATCATGACTATTCCTTGATGTTTCAATGAAATCAATTTTGTTGAGTAATTTGCTTATACTTTCACGGACTCTATTTGATAATTTCATTTTGAATCTCCTAGTTTAAGGGTTATTTTGATAAATCTCTTTATCTGGGGCTATCATATCAGCTTGTTAGCCCCGTGTAAAGAGGTCTATTTAGTTCTTAAAGATATTCATCACTGAATCTTTTAATGCTTCCAAGCGTTCTAATACTTCAGTTTCTGCGTCTGAATTGTTCACCTCTTCTTTTAGTCTATCCTCTAAATCATCGCCGTCACTATAGCACCAATCAAAGGCATATCCTAGATAAAAACTCTCTAAAACCGTGTTGCCATTTGCATCGATAACTTTCGCGGCAAGGTTGTATTCTGAAGCCTCTAAATCTCTTTCTAGTTCTTTCTGTAAGCTGGTGTAAGCCTCTTTTGATGGGTTTTCCCGGCCTTGTTTTGCATAGTCACTTGAAAGCTGTTTAAGGCTGTAATGCAAAGGGATTGCATATTTAAAATCATTATGCTGACAGTTAGGATTTTTAACAGTCACACCGCCTTGATGGTCGTTTGTAAACTCCCAATTATCGAGATTATGGCTTGCTTCGTAGCAATTTACCGCTTCGTAGATGATGGAAAATTTTTCTTTTACAACTTCAAAGGTAGCGTCTACAGTTTTCATTTTAGAATCTCCAGTTTAGGATTTAGTGGTAAAGCTCTTTATCTGGGGCTTAAGATATCAACTTTTAAGCCCCCTGTAAAGTACTTTATTTGTTAATTTTCAGCTTTGCATAACTTCTCATTGTACGAATGGGGGATGTTAATGCTACGCGTCTAATGTATGCCTTTTTCGTGTATACATTTGTCTTCCCGATAGTGTTTACACATGTAAAAAGGTTTATCGGTGAATTTTTTAACTTCAACTGTTTATCAACCTTCACGCCCCACCTTACAGCAGATTGTTTTCCGTTGTCAACCACTTTCCCGCATAACTTTTTAGCCATGATACGAGCGTCATCACGAGTCTTTGCGGTAATTACAACGTTTTTGATAATAGCCATTTTTAAGTTCTCCAATTTAGGATTTAGTGTTAAAGCTCTTTATCTGGGGCTTACTTTATCGAACTATAAGCCCCTTGTAAAGTACTTTATTTGTTAATTTTGAAGATAGTTACATAACCATCGCTGCCGATGATTTGTGATGCTCCAGCTTTTTCTACTTGATAGCCCATATTTTCAAGATGGTAAACAGCATCATCATAACCATATGCGCCGCCCTGATAACGTCTCTTATCACATCTTACTAATACCTTTCCACGTCCTGCCAGTGCATTTAGTACGGCTTTTTCACTTGAAAGTGTACCATCTAACATGGTTGCCGTGTAATGGTTGATTCTATTCCCGTTTACATCATACTTAAAATTGAATGCGTGAACAACGATAATGTTACCTTTAAAATTTTCATCAAGTGACTTCTCCAGTGCGTTGCGAAAGTTGTCTTTGTTGATGAATTTAGGTGCACGATATGCCATTTTTGAATCTCCAGTTTAGGACTTTATTTAGTGGGGAAGGTCATTCCCTCCCCGTTGATGCAAATACTAGATAACCACGTTCAAAGAGTCAAGAAAAATTTTAAAAATATTTTTAGCAAAACTGTAATGAAACGGGCGCACACGACTACCACAAAACAGAACACAAATCAAGAATTATTTTTCAATCCGCTACAAATTTTTCTCTTGACTTTTGGGGAGAGGGGGAGTAAGAGCTGTCTCTTATACACATCTCCGAGCCCACGAGACGGACTCCTATCTCGTATGCCGTCTT